AGAGTTAAGCAGTTTCCGTTTTGAACTCCTGAGTTTGGTAAATTAGGACCAACGTATATTACATTATTTGAATTGCTAATGCACTCAGCACATCCACAGTTTTCACTAGGATGATAATAAGCGTCATAGCAAGGTGTACCAGGTAAACAAGACATTTATAGTTGATTTAGAATATTAAGGAATATACATGATGTAATAAGAAGCAATTACAGGTTGAATGTTTGGATGACCTTGATTACTACCAGTGTTTGTGTTGCTTACATTTACAGTTGTTGCTACAGTGATACCTGTTGTAGAAGTTGTAGTTTGAACATTCTTTGGTGTTCTATTTACAATACCAATACTACCTGAACTATCCCAACCTTCTGGTGTATTACCAACATAATGACTATGCCCAGGATCTGTTACAGTGGATGAAGCACTTGCTGTTGCAGTGTGTGTGTGACTAGGAAGTTGATTAACATTTATAGCCACTGTGTTTGCACCAGCAATATCTTCAAGATCATAATTTGGATTACCAGCATAAACAGGATCTACAGCAGCGGTTAATGGTCCACCAGGAACATTAAGAATAGCTCCTACACCAACTCTACCTCTTTTATCAGGAGTGCCGTTAGAACCATTACATAAATAGATTTTATCCCATCCTAATGTTCCTATACCAGCACCTGTACCATCAAAGTTTGTAAGAGGACCATAGTATTCAACTACTGTAAAAGGAACCATCTTTAAATAGTTCTGAGTTACATTACCTGATTGACCAGCTATGTAAGCAGCTATTAATGCATCTAGGTCAGACAGCTTTACATAGTTTGTGCTTACATCTAAATCTAATGCTGCTAAATCTGCCACTACAACACAAAGTCTTGTAATAACAGCTTGTAAGATAGCATGTGTGTCAGAAGAGGCTGTTACACCTGTAAGACAATCTATTGTATAATCTGCATTTAATACAGCAATATCAGCAGCAACTGCAGTCACCTGAGCTTGTAAACTACAAACAGATTTAACTAACGCTGTGAATAATTGAGTAGAATTAGGAGAAGTGATTCCTATTAAGAATCCATTTATAAGAGCACATTTATCACCAGAAGCAATAGTTATAACATCACCTGTACCAGTTAATAACGGAACAAGTTTAGTTGTAATCATTTCTTCTACATGAAGCAATGTATCTCCTGTAGTAATATTTAGAGCAGGGATAGTTGGACCTGTATATCTAACACATTGATCAGATACAGTCTCAACACATCCATTAAAACAACTTGTACAAGACATTTTATAATTTATTTATTTATTAACAATATTACTCTACTTGCAATCATCTCCACTGTAAAAGGTGCACAGTATTCTGGATTACAAAGTTTGTAAGTTAATATTTGTTTATAGTGTAGTAAGTCACCAATTACCTGTCCTGGAATAAAATAATTCAAGGAGTATACAATATTATTATACTGATCATTAGCTAACGCAGTTAGTCTAAGATCAATATCAGTTAATAGTGCAGGTATGCTAGCACACTCAATACAGTCCGTTAATCTTGGTGATAACATTTCTTATTCTTTGATTAATTTGTTTCAGCTTGTTATTACATGCTGAACACAAGCCATTAATTAATTGACATCCGCAGCCTACTTTAAGGCCACAATCTCTACAGTTTGCCATATCAATAGAAGTTATTTATATAGTTGTTTCCAGAACAACCACAGTTGTTCCTAATAAAATTATCTAATTGTCTATCTGCCTGTAAATATAATCTGTTAGCTGTATCTATTGCACAGTTATTAGCAGCAGCAATAGAGCCTTGAATCATATAATATATACTATTTAGATTCACTTTTGCTTGTGTTCTAATTGCACTATCACATTCCATCATATCAAGCTTCATGAAAGCATTATCAAATTTTTCTTGAATTCTTTCAGTACGCATTATGTTCTTTTCTACAAAGTTTAAATATGCAGGAGCAACAGAATATTTCATAAAGTATACACCATCTGGAAGAGGTTGCATACCTCCTGCAAGAGTATTAAGTCCTAATATAATAGAATTATAAACATTAAAATCTTGAGGTATAAAAGGAATAGACACAGGAACAGTATATCCAGGAATAGTAATCTCCATAGTTGGAGCAACAACATTAGGAGGCTGTGTATCATAAACTGATATATCAGCAACACCTAGTGTTTTTGTATTGAAAGTATTTATTACTAAAAAATCTAGAGTCATGTCTTTAAAATAAAAATGCCAGAGGACTTGAGATTATCCTCTCACCCTCTGGCATAGGTTAATATGATTCTACTTTTATTCTTAAGGAATCAAAGTAGTTGTTGTTGAAGTACTAGGCCAAATAGTAGTTGTAGTACTAGTTGTAGAAGTGATATCACCACTTTCATCAGATACAACACCCAAAGCAGCCTCTAATACATCTAAGATGTCTTGAGTTAACGCTTGTGGAGCAGCAATGATTACTTGAGAATCTTCAATGATATAATCACCCCACTTGTAAGCAGATTTGTCATACTCATTAAACTTGATATACAAAGTATCGTAAGTAGTACCATCAGTTACCCAAGACTCAAAGTTCTCGTTGTAACCAACCATTCTGTACAAATGCTTCAAATAACCAGCTTGGTAGCTATAGAAGTTTTTCTCTAATTGTTGAATCTCTCCAGAAGTACCAGAAACATAAGAACTACGTTGAGTAATTACAGCTTGAGCTACTTGGTTACAAGGATCATCAACAATGAAGTCAGCAGTTGTAGCTGGACCAGAGAAGATGAATGTACGGAAATACATACGGTCATACTCCCAAGGGAATGCAGCCACATCACATGGTTGTCCATAGATAGTCAAAGGCTTACCGCTAATAACTAACTTAGCACTTGCATTATTACCAACTCTTTGGAATTGATAGAAAGTGTCAAAGCTAATGTTGTCAGGGTTGTTACCTGGAGCTTTTTGACGTAACTTGATGATTAATTCATCAATTAAAGCAGGTACATCAACATCTGTACAAGGATCACCACCACATTCTAAACATGGAGCGTTTACAGTTACACTACGAGTGAAACCGTTGAAATACAATGTGTCAATGTAACTAGAGAAAGCACGTAATGTTAAAGTTACAACTTCACCTGGTTTTACAGTGAAATCACCAACTTCTGTTACTTGGTTAGCAGCAACTGGATTACCTGTAACTTTGTACCATTCAGATACATTGTCTGCAGAAATCTTGTCAGAACGCTTAGAACCTTGTAAATACGTGTTTACTCTACCTTGAGCTAAATAGAAATAAGGAGCAGCTGCAATGTTACCTACAGTTGCAACAGCATAGTTATTGGTATAAATACCAAACTGACCAGCTGTTAAGTCTTGTGTTGATCCAGAGCTAGGTAATGAATTTCCTACTGGTACAACAAAGAGGGTGGTTAATGAAAAATCCGCCATTTTGTTTTATTTTAAATTATGAAAAATTACTCGTTTGTTTGAATCCTCATCTGAGCTGATTGAACTGCAGACATGTTTTCTGTGTACATTGCTAAATTTTGAACTGTTAAATCTACTAATTCATCTTCTAAGTATAATTCAAGTTCGCAATTTTGGTTAATTGATGGTTGTCCATCAAAGTCAGTATACCCTACTGAATCAATATACACTGGGTATCTCATATAAGATATGTACATCTTACTTGGTGTAAATGTACCATCTGTAAATATACTTATCTCATCAGAAGATATAAAGTTGAATGTCTCTTGATATTCAAAAGAAGGTCTATAATGAGTATTGTTTAAAAGCACAGATAAATCACCATGCTTTGCCAAATCCTTATTAATCCATATCTTTCTATCAGTACATCTTCCTTTATTAGCCAAAACATATGAGTCTACATAGAACATATATTTAGGAACTAATAAATCTAAATCAGCAGACCATTGATTTAACTCTGTGTTTTTTAAAGTTAGAGATAGTTCACCATCAATATAGTTCACTACCAATCTTTGTAGGTCTTCGTAACGCTTTTTAAAAGAGTCAAAGCCCATACCTGAAACTGTACTAAACCCATCAACCTTTTGCTTTATAAGCTTTATCTGAGCTTCATTTAAAGCTAAAATTTTGTCTTCTAGGTTAATTTGTTGATGCTCGTTAGTTGATAGTTTATTTAGTTTCTGGTCTATCTTATATAATAAACTATCTACAGGGATCATACAGAGGCTAGTTTTTTAAGTTTCAATTTTTGTTCCAAAGTGATCAATGCATCTTGATTATCTTCATCTGCTAAGAATCTGATTAAATCATCTTCATCTTTTGCAATAGCATGTTCACCTTCATATACTTTGTCATTTGCTTTTATTCTATAAATAGAATGTGCAACTGCTTGTTTTACTAAATCTTTAATATGGAGTAAGTTTTCACTCATGTCTGCAAATCTGTTAAACACTTCTACAGGATTTAAACCAGCGTGTTTACCATTTTTGAATTCAGTTTGTTTTAATAGGTTGTCTACTTGGTTATATACAGACTCTTCTTTAGAATCTTCACTAACTGGTAAACCTAATAATCTTGCTACCTTACGTTTCTTTTCAGGAGTCATTGCATCAAACTTAACAATAGCCTTGTTGATCAATTGTTTCTTCTTGAAAATCACTTGGTTTTCAATCTCATCATCAGCAACATAAAATTGTATATCTGCTGAATATTCACCACGCTCCCATGCTTGATAGCTAGAAGCAATTGTTGGATGAACTCTTAACCATGCAAAAGCTAACTCTTGAGATGGATTACTAAAATCAAAGAAGTTATCACCATCCATTAACTTAACAGCTTGTACATGTAGTACATCATCTGTAGATGTAGACAATCCATAGTTCCAAAATTTAGAACGAGGACCTAAGTCAATATCACCCATAGCAGCTTCAAGTTTAGCTTTCAATGCTGTAACTCTTTCAACTTCTAACTCTCTTTCAAGATTATCACTAATGCGTCTAATGTAAGCAGCATTTGGATCAAGACCTGTTCTGTACTGTCCATCAAGTTCTTTATAAGGATACTTGAAAACACCTGTACCAGGAATTCTTGTTAAGCCTTTCTGTGCAAGACCAGCCTGCATCGTTTGTAACTGAGAATTGTTATACTCTTTTTTTAACGTAGAGATTTTTCCTATCTTACCCATATGTAGTTGTTTTTTATTGGTTTATTTGCAGATGGTTCCCATTGAAGGGAATGCGGTGGGGCATGGAGCCCAAACCCATCCATCTGTGTAAGAAGATTCCCCCTCGTTGAGGGAGGGGGGAACATCTTCTCTGTGTAGTTTTAAGGATTTTAACCCTTAACTCTTTTATTAGAATTGAGGAATTTCTTCAATCAATACTGTTCTAGATAAATCTTCAATGAATACATCACAACGATCTTTCATCCAGATTTCGTATCCTGGGAATTTATTTGCAGAACTCATACCTTGAGACTTAGCAAAGCCTAAGTGGTGACGAGTACCATCAATATAACCCCAAGTCATAGAAGGAGCACCCTTCATACGTACTTCACGAATGTTGTTGATCATAGAACCATCAGACATTGGAGATACATCAAACACCATAAATACTGGAGTTGACTTCTTATTCTGACCAAATTCTAAGTTTGTTTGAGGAAGATCTAATTCTTTCAAGTGGATCAATTCAACACGACCAGTCTCACGTGTAACCATTGCATCAAATGCAAAGTTGTAAGTAATGTGTTGACCTTCTCCTTGTAAATATCTGTTACCAGAATCAGCCATGAAAGTTAAACCTGAATTCAATGCATCATTCTTTAAAGCTTGTTGGAACACGTCAAAACCAGCTTCGTTAGTGTACATTTTAACTCTACGATCCTTAACATCAACACGTCTGTAGAACAAGTCACCAAACACTGAACGAATCAAGTTTGCAGTGAACTCACCACGGTTGTATTGTACTAAGTTACCGTTATTACGCATTCTGTGGTAAACACCAGCAGATGTACGCTTTAATTCTTGCTTAGAACCATTAGTCTTCACGGTACCAGGCTTAGCCCAGATCATACGCTTAACTTTTAATTCTAACATAGACTTACGCATCCAGAACTCAATAAATGGTTCCCACTTAACATCATTACGAGTTAAAGGTAATTGGTTACGTCTTTGAGGAGCATATACTAAAATGTCTAAAGCTTTACCAGAAGCATCAACCATCATCTTATCATCAGCCCACTCAGTGATTTTGTGCTCATAACCATATGCAGAACCTAAAGATTCAAACATTGTGATTTGCTCACCTAAACGAGGAAGACCTAATAAGTCTTGGTCAAATTCACCAATTGCAGCATCAACTAATTCCAATTCAATACCAACTCTTAAGAAGTTAGGACTAACGAAATCTACAGTTGGATTGTCTGTAACTAAAGTGAAAGTGTATAAGTAACCCATGTTCCAGTTTACTGGATCTTTGATTACATAGAAACGAGGACCATACTGACGAGTACCTACAGATACAATTGCATTCTTAGAGAACTCATTAGTATCAATTACTAATTGGAATTCTTGACCATCAATACCTGGCTTGCTCAGCTCTAAAGTACTTGTTGGAATGTCAATGATTTTAGGGAACTTGTATGGAACTTGTACCTGCCACTTCCAAGCATCACTGTTGTTGTCAATATAGTAAGGAGTGCTCTTGTTAATCATGTCCAAGAAGTCATTACTGTAAAGAGAGCTTTGAGTATACAAACTGATAATTTTCTTATCATAATCTGCTGGCTCTGTAGAGTGAAAGCTTTCCAAGTGGTTAGCATCTGTTAATTTACCTACAGCACGCTTGTCCATAGAAGCTACTCTTGCGTAAGTAAAACCAGTTAAACCTGGAATTGTTTGAATTGCCATTTTTTTATTTTTTTAATTAATGTTTATTGAAATTGTTTATTGAAACCATGAGTTAGCTTTGACTGGTTGTTTAGATTTCACAGCACTTTTACTAACCTGTCTGGCTACCTCACCAAACAATTCATTTGACTTTTTGGTGACACCATTCTTTTGAATCGTAGAAAGTGTAGGATCTTTTTCCAAGATCTTAAGTAAAAGAGCAACTTTCACTTTTCTTTCATGATTCTCAGGACGTTTAAGTTCTAGAATAGTACGATCAAAGTCTGTTAATGTTTCACCAGAATTTGTCTTGTACTTATCTGTTACTAAGAAATCTTGTAGTTCACCAGCCAGTTTTGGATTAAGAGGAATACCATCAAACTCTTTTGCTTTTAGCTTGTCTTGTAACACTTGGGTTACATTATTAGCATATTGCTGTTTATATTGAGCTTGTTGTTGTAATTGTACTTCTTTCTCTTGTTCCATTTTTTGAAGCTTTACAGCTTCTTTCTTTACTAAGACCTTGTGATGCTTTGTAGCAACACTTTCAAGATCTCCGTAGTTCTTAAGTCTTTCAACTTCAGATGTAACATCTTCAGGATCAAATCCTTGATCAGCTAAAGCTTGTTTAATTACAGAAACCTGATTTGCTTCTTGTGCAAGATCCATTTCAGCAAATGATTGAATTTGGTTATATGTACCAAAGTAATCTTTAGGATCAACTCCTTTTACAAATATGGCATCAAATGCATTACGATAATCTTCTCCAAATTGACCAATGAAGTTATCAACCACTTCAATAGCTCCTTTCTTTTTCTCAGCATTAAACTTCTCTAAGAATTGTTCTGGAGTTGTAATTGGTTCTTCTTCTTCATCTTCTCCTTGAGTGAATACACCCAGTTTGAAAAGGTCTTTAGATAAAGATGAAAATGTTGACTCAGGAGCATCATCTCCTTCCTCTTCATCAGCATCATCTTGTTTACTATCTTGTTTACTAGTTTTTGCAACTGGTTGATTATCAGTATCTTCTGAATCATCACCATCTTCTTCATCGTCTCCACCTAATAAGAAGTCTGTTAAAGATTTCTTTTCATCAGGTTTTTTATCAGAAGTGTCATCACTAGAATTGTCTGCATCAGGTTTTTTACCTGAATTTGCAGAAGTAGTTTTTTTATCAGGAGCAGGAGGGGGAGTGTCATTAATATCCTTAATGTCATCAGGATTAGATGTAGCACTATCAGGGCCCATTAAATCGTTTAACAATTCAGCGTTGCCCATTCCCATTTCCATTGTATCTTGGATACTAAAGTTCCCAAAACCTGGATTATCTAGATTTTCAGCCATATGTAGTTGAGTTTTAATTGGTTTTGTAATGTAAAAGTATACTATAGTAAATTAATATCAAAGAGATGAAGCTCTATATAGATCATTATTTAAGATAATATAGCATTAATATTTTTTACTCTAATCTAATTTATTAATAAAGTTGTCATTTATAAGTCTAATGCTTCTTATTGGAGCTAGGTCAGTGAGTGTAACTTGTTGAACTTCAACCCCCCACTTCTTAGCTTCCACCCTCACTTTCTTAGTAAGAGTGTTATCAATTTCAGCATCTGTACACTCATCTAATGTCATAGACATAATGACATTTTTAATGATAGCTTGTGCCATATCTGATATAGCATCTTGAGCATCCCAAACTTCTAATAAGAATATTTTAACGTCAGCTATCTTATATTTAATCAATCCTTTCACAACAATATTCTGTTTATCTGCTGTATACAAAGATTGTGCATCAAGACTTAATGTTGTAGTGACAACATGCTGGTCAATCACCTCGTCAAACATTGGAATTTTCAAATGTATTCCAGGTTCAAGAACTTTTTTAAATTTTCCAAACCTAAGTAATACAGCTTTCTCGTAATCTCTTATTATAATTATTGGGGTTAGTTGTAACCACCAATTAGATATAATCTCAATCAGTTTATCAAACATAACTATTTAGTTTTCTTGTTCGCCCTACCTTTAGCATTCTCTTTAGCAATAGCTAAATCATTTGCTTGATTCTCTCTAGATACTTTTAACTTTTCTTTTTCTACTTCAAGTTTTTGTAAAGCTAATGTATTTTTAGATTGAATATCGTTCATTTTTAATTGATAATCATTAGCAGCTTTTGTTTGTTCACGCATTAATTTATCAACTTCTAAAGCATCAGGAACTCCATTTATGTCTGTATCTGGTAATCCCCCTTTAGATTCAGCAGAAATAATAGCAATTTCTTTCTTATTAATTCTGTCTAATGCATTTTGATAATCATCATGAGCTATTTTTTCAGCTTGCATTTGTTTAGCACTTTCAATAGCTGCCATAGATTGCTGTTGCTGTTGCTCAAGTTCTTGTTGCTTTTGTTGCATTTGTTGATCTTGCATTTGATCTTGACGATCTTTAAGTGTCTTAAACACCTTCTTCATCTGACGTACAGAGTTAGTGCTGTAAAGCTCAATGATATCATGTAATGAACCACCGTTTTGTAAAACAGCTTGAGATAAGCCTCTAATTTCATTAAACATTTTCTGATCTTCTGGTCTATTAGTTAAATACACTTTAAGATCACGGAACTTAAGATCTGTACCATTCACTTGTACAAATGCAGATTCTCCTTCGTTAGTAATATATGAAATAGTTGACTCAGGTTTTTTAGCTTCTACATATAGTGATGCATCAATTATAGCTTGATAAAGCTGACCTAATACGTATTCATGTGCAACAAATATAGGCTCAGTTTGAGAATATGATTGTGTAATAGCAGTGTTAGTACCTGTAGCTGATTCACTAGCTGAAATAGATCCCATACGTTGTCTAGACATACCTATCAATTCCCAACACTCATTCTTTAATTGTTGAGCTAGTGTATATCTAGATTGGATCTCTTGCGTACGTGTAAGATCAATATCACGGAACTGGTTAAATGATGATGGGCTCTTCAAATTTTCTGGAGAGTCATCAATAAACATTACACCACGGTTACGTGCTTCCATTTCCCATACATCAAGAGCATCTTGAGCATCTCCATCTTTAGGAATAGGAATATGTCTAATAGATGTTAAATACACCTTACCAACTTCTTTTTCTAACAGCTTGTATAATTGATTCATACAAACGTTATAAAGAACCTGAAAAGGTTTCATCATATCTACCAAGCTTCTAGCTTCTGTATTCTTAACTTCATGTACTAATCCAATGATAGGACAATAAGGAAGTAATTTATATGGTTTAATATGATAGATGTCTGGACCAATCTTAACTCCTTGGTACCATTCATTAATCCATCCCCACTCTAACGATTGTTGTGTAGGAATAGTTCCAGATTTGTAGTTTTCATCTACTAGTAAAGATTGCTCATTACCTAACTCATCTAAGTAAATTAATTTACCAATCTTCTTTTTAGAAATCCAATATGTACGTACAACAACATACTTGTAACCAAATGAACTAACATTAGATGTAAGACCTAAGAAGTCTTGTAAGCCATCATTGTTCTCTTTCATTTCAGACTCAATTACCATTCTTGTTTGTAACACTAATGGATCATATGTATCATATTGTACTGAATCAATACCTGGAATAGCATTAGGATTACCTAAATTAGATTCACGTACGTTAATCAAACCATAGTCTTGTAATGAACTACGTAAGTGATCAATCTCTTCTTTAGTGATATCAGGGAACGTTTCAATAATCTCAGATAGTTCCATCACCATAACTGTACCAGCAGCATATGCTCCTTGTGCACGTCCTGAAGGATCTGAAATATATTTTCTATCTGGTGTAGTTAAGAAGAATGTATTCTTAGGGTTAGCCACCTCAATATTAAATCCAACTTTTGAGTTATCTTCATATACATGATAGAACTCTCTAGAAGAAATTAATAAATCTCTAAACGCATCTTCACTTTTTTCTTTTAAAATAAACTCAGCTTTCTGAGCTGTTAATACATGATTAGCCCACTTCTCTGCAACAGATGTATAAGAATCAAGTTGATCTTTTACATCCTCCATTGTCATTTTTTGCAAGTCTTCGTCAGAGATTTCTTCTCCTTTTAAATCAGCTTGTTCTTGTATTTTAGACTGAGCTTGATTAATTACATAATCTTGTAATATACTTGTTTTAAATTCAAGCTCTTCAGACTTACTATCATCATCAAATGCCTTCACACGGAAAGCATCTGGACGTTTAGAAATCTCACCTACTAATTCATTAATAGGTGTTGTCATTATAGAATAATGTTTTACATATGCAGGAAGCTGTAAATCAGCTGTTAGCATATCTGTAAAACTTCTCACCTCAGGTTCTTGGTAAAAATCCTCATGTCTTAAAATACCCTTAACAAGATCGTAGTTCTTAACAAACGTATCACGGTTCTTTACATACTCAGCGTAAGCTTTGTTTGCAAAGTAGTCCATTGTATTCTTTATCCAACTCTCATCCATCTTTTCCTTCTCAGTTTTAAACTGATCAGGGAAGATGTTTAAATAGGCATACCTAATTGTTGCGTCTTTTGTATATCTTATAATTGCCATTATGTAAACAATTTATTTCTTTTATATTTATTATGAGAGGTTCCAAACATCCCACCTCTTGATTCTGTAAACAGTACGTTTCCTTTCTTCTTACTAAACATTGCCTTCACTCTATCATCAGATGTTCCACCAATCTTACCCATAATAGGGTCCATCTTTAATGCTTGTGCAATGGCTAACTCTGCAGCAATGATTCTATCAAAGTTACCTGAATCATTGTATTGTATAATCTCTTCAAGCAATACAGGATCAAATATCTTACTCACCCCTAGAACTTCTCTTATAGTATCACCAGCCTCATTTGTTTCTTTGAATATCACAGACTCCATATACTTCTTTAAGCAGGTGTGAAGATACTCAATTATTTTGTCACTTGAACGATGAATTCCATAATCTCTTTTAACTGTTGTGTTTGGAACAATTTCTTTAAGCCATTCAGGTTGTTTCTCTAAATAGTGAGCATCCCCTTTGGCCTTCATATATTCTATAAATGATATATCATCATTCTCACACAGTGTTCTTGCATTGTAATACTTAATAAGAAGTCTAGCTTGTTCTTCCCAAATCTCTTTCTTATCAGGTCTTGCACAATACGAAGCTACGAACATATCTTGATACTTCTCACCACTAATTTCATGCATTCTTTTATATATGAATACAGAACCAAGTGAACTTGAATACACAGACTTACCTTGTCTATAAGGGTCAACTCCTGCTACATACAATCCATAAGGAGGGTTTTCTACAGGGAATTCATATATAACTATAGGAGCATCTTTTGTATCACTGTTCTTTAATGGAAAGTTAGATATAGGAAGCTTGTCTGTAAACTCATGCTCAATACCATTTTCTCCAGAGAACAATGTAACAGGAGTTCCTGTTCTTTCTTGTTGTAACAGTCTGGTTTTCTGTCTCTTAGCTGATTCAATATCAAAGATGTTTGTATCCTCATTCAAGAAGATATCATCCACCTCCATTGGGTAGTACATCTTCTCCTTCAAATAAGCAATTCTATCTCCAGCCTTTTTAAGTCTTTCTAGGTTCTTCTCTGTAATCTCTTTAGCTCTTTCCTCATCACCCACTAACATTTCAACGTTATATAAGTCTGATCCAGTAGGCTCATTTAAGAAAGCTCCTAATGTAGATTTCTCTTTAGCTTCCATTCTATATTTAGCTGGGATGAATAAGCCATGTATACGCTTATCATCTTTTGCATTATTATATGTAAGGAAATTAAAGTTGTCTACGTCAAACATCAGGGATTTTGCATCCTGAAATTTCTTCATATCACCACCAGTGCCTGTGAGAATTGGAGAACATCCCCAACCATAGGGTGTAGTGAAACCTGGTATAGCCGCCTGTAAACCTCTAAGAAAATTTCCTTTACCAATCTCATCTATAATTAATTTACGTGGTTTTGTACCTGCAATTGCTTCTTCATTATTACCTTCATCAAGGTTACGTATCAGAATGGAAGAGAATGGGATACGTTCACCAGATTTGGTTTTAATACCTAATGTGACCTGGTTTTTCCAGTTATCCTCAATTCTCTGCCATCTCCAATACTCAGGGATAAAGTTTAATCCTTTATCTATTTTATCCGTAATAAGTTTTATATCTGGTGCATTCAAACCAGCAATAATATTCTGGGAGTTCTCATCAAATGTTGCACCCCATGCAATATAGGATGCTTCAAGAACGGATTTAGCAAAACGTCTAATACCTAGAATAACCAAGCCCTTTTTTTCCTGTTGGGCTCTATCAATTTCGTTTGTTACCAGCCACTCATTATCTCTTAAAAACGGATTAGCATATTTTTGTGCAATTCTTCCTCTATCATCTATGACATCCACCTCAGTGTGCCATATATTTAGGTGCCAATATAAAAAGGGGTTGATATACACACCCCCCATCATAGCACCATTTAAACATAATTCTCTATGGAAATCAAAGAACGGTTTACATTCAGCAGATTCCTTATCAGGAATACGTTTCTGATTTATGAACCAATCTTTGTAATCTATGTTTTGTAGTTCAATCATTATTTTCTATTTGCTAAAAACTCAGCAGCAGCTCCTGACAACTCACCCTTTCCTCTCACTTCCACCTTAGCTTCTTCCATGTTTCTTAGCTTATCTACCACTTCTACTAGAGCAAGGTAGTTCTTCATTGTCTCCTGTACAAACTTACCCTGAGCTTCAATACTAGCTATTACCATAGGTAACATTCCTCCTTTAGCTGTAGGCTTCCACTCAATTCTATCTTTCAATTCATGTAGTGGGTTTGCATTTACATAAGCTTTCCAGGAAACAAGCTGTGCTTCTGCCCATTCAAGCTCTGTGTTTATATATGTAGTTTTTTTAATAGTCGCCATCTTCTTCTTCTTTTAGTATATTATCAAGGTCCATACCTTCTTTTATAATCTTATCAATCTCAGACTCATCTGTATGTGGAACGTCCATTTCAATCTCTGTCTTATATTTTTCCAAAGCAAAGACTAATTCTTTGTCTGTCATCCCCCATATATCTCCATAATCACTAAGAGCTGTAGCAAGATGCCTTCCTAAATTGTATGTAGGAAAGTCTTTATGTAGTTCTTGTAGTATATAAAGAGCTTTTTCGTAGTTGTTCTTTTTACTCATATTAAATCATTCAAGTCTTTATCAGACAGTTTTTGATTCAGAAGCTCACTTATATCCATTCCTTGTATAGGAACATTTTTAAAGTTTTCTTCAGCTCCTTCCATCATATAGTCTTTTGTAAATGATACAGCCATCCTATCTTGATCACTCTCTTGATTATCATCTGGAGCACCTGTAATATCAATATAGTCCACACCTTTATTATAGAGATCTACTAAGATTTCTATAAAATTATCTAGGTGAATCTTCTTAATATGCATTACCTTATTGTCCATGAACTTCTTTTTTTAATGCTTCCTCCTCTTCTACATTGGCTATAACAGCTTCCCATTTCTTAAGAGGACAGTCACATGATAAACATTTTGTTTTAGCAATTAACATACATCCACAATTTGTGCAATGTACATCAGGTCTGACAGTTTTATGTTTTGTTGATATGAGATCACACTCCTCACATATAGCCATTCTTTCATCACTCACTTGTTTAATGTAAGTTCTCATATTCTCAGCTGGGAAAAGGTTATTTTTCCAACCCTCATATATCTGGGAGAAGTTAATCTTCATATGTAGTTCTTGGTTTAAGTTGGTTTATCTGCACTATTGTCTTTTCTAATGTGACAATAGAAGACTTTCTCTTTTGCTCAGACGTATTAACATCATTAATAATACGTTCCATAGCTAGCTTTTTAGCATTTAGCTTCTCCACCTTCTTTCCTGCCTTCTTCCTGTTAAAGAAGAGCTTTCCAAATCCAGAAATTTCTATGCTGTCATTTAAGTCCATTGCCTCATTGGCTGATTGGAACTGATGATTGACCACTGTCTCAATTGTCTTCTCTGAAACCATCATCTTAACAGCTAGTGTCCTGACTAGATAATCCTTCACTGACATTGAGATTGGCTTATCCATGACTTACAGTTATTTGTAAGACAATGTCTTTCTCAAAGTCTAGGATGATGACTGGGTTGACCTTCACCTTGGTACCGTCCTTGACAAATACACCAATACGTTTAAGCTTGGAGATGATGTTGTTGATGGTTGGGGGCGAGCTTTTGTACTTCTCACAGAACTCAGCACGAACATTAGCATAGGAGATGTTACCCTTAATAGCCGCAAAGGCTATCAGCTGCACCTCACGTTCTGTCAATCCAAGACCATTCACAGCTGACAGTATATTGTAATACTTCTCAGCCACAGCGTAGGAATCCCCCACTGGTCTCTTCATTTTCTGAACAATTAGCTTCTTGTTGTTTGTTGGTTCCATAATTAGTTAAAGCAAAGGTATGTATATTCCTTTGATTGTCAAATAACTATTTTAGTTATCTGGAATAGGAATGCTATATTATGCACTATTTTTATAATCCATTATATTCTACCAATAAATTGTAGATAGTGTATTAGCTGATTAGATGTACTTAGGGCCCCCCCTAAATCCCCCCCAAAGTTACGAAGACTATTTTGAAACTACCAAATTTATTTTCACCTATTATCAAAACTTGCAAAATATTATAGTTTTGATACAACAGGAGTTTATAATTTTGGTGGAACATTCCATCACTATACACCATAACATACCATAATGTGTTATAAAAGCAACATTGTTAAGCTGAGCATATCCCTTATAAGACACATTATGTTCACAAACAAAGCTTGTTCACGAATACGTGAACAGAAGGAAAATGTGAACAATATGTAAAGCTATAGCTTGACAAAACGTAAGATGGGTAAAGCCATAGCTTGACTTTTGGCAGAATATAGACTTGTTATAACTTGCCAAATCAGGAAGTGAAACACAGCCAAACCTGGAAGTGTGTCACAAATATTTGAAAAACTGTGACACTCTTGTAACATATTTATATAGTTATTTGTTACGAAAAATGGGGGCAAAGTTTAATTTATGGGTGCAATTTATACTGTAAGTATAAAAATGGGTGCATGAAACATTTGGAAAAATTCATGCAAACATTTAACATGGGGCCATGGAACATTTAACACAGGGGCCACTTAAGCCATTGGTCCTCAGATGATTATACCCAAGGTTCCATGTGGAACTATTTTACAAAATTTTTTTCTAGATGTTACAACCCCCTTATCCATGGGAGGAGAGGCTACTCCACATGGTGACCCCTCCTGTGATTTGAGCGATTGGGGTAGCCCCCAGGGGTCTCAAAGACACAATTAAACATTGGGAACAGAACACAATCTGAACAAAAACACATTATGGCACAGCCACAAACAAAAACAGCAAAGACAGCAGTAGCTAAAAAGCCTGCAATTTTTAACATCAGAAGAAATGCACCTGAAACTAACGGCACCACAGAGCGTGTGTTGGCAGGCACATTACAAGACTATCTTGTAGATAGCGAAGAATTATCATTGAGTGATAATGTTAACTATCCTGTAATGAATGTTAAGACTGACCAAGCTGTCACTCTTAAAATTAATTATGAAGGTACATCTGACTACGGTTTATTGTGGTTCAGTCGTCCATTGAGTGCAAAGCTTCGTAACAAGTCTATCAAGCTTGCTGATATGTTGAACTATCCAATTCAAGAGCAACCAATCTTCCAAGATATTGATAATACAATACCTTTGATTAGTGATGAAACAGGCGAACAAGTCGTTAAGTATATCATTAGTAATCCAGAAGGTGGTTCTCGCGTTAAGGTTAAGATGCCTGTTGCTCCTGCGAAGAGTAATGTTGCATCAGTATCTGATGTTTGGTAGTCACTAATATGAAAGAGAGTGCATTAAATTGTGCTCTCTTTCATTATTACATATACAAGTGGGTGTAGGGGTTAGGGGTTGTGGGAAATAGGCACAGCAAGCATAATAAACTGCTAATAATCAATAACTTATCTGTGAACACAAGAGAAGGTGTGTAACCCTCACAGGATAATCATATACCAAATCACTATTAACTAATCATGCTATTCAATACAATATATATAGCATTAAATAGAAAAAACATGTATTACATCATCAACAGAACAACCAACGAAACAAAAGTACATCATGGAAATTGGCCTGATGTTAATGAACAATTAACCAATGGTGAAGACATCATTGTTGTTAGTCTTTATTCTAATACAATTAAAACTCCTTATATGGAGAATGATTGTTGGGAGTGGAAAGACTATAATGCTTCCTTCTTATCATATCATGCTGATGATCCAAAGGATATAGACTATCCTGATGATATAGATTATCCTGATTATGATTATGAGGAGCACACAGATGTTATCACTGATGAACGTGATTATGAACAAGAACTTCATCCAGAGTATGTTGTTGCCTCTACAAATCTAATGATGCAAGAGACAATGGTATTTTGTGCCAATTCAGATGGAGAAATCACTAGTTATGGTGGTTTAAACTCTATTGCATTAAGATATGGTCAGGAGTATTGGGAAGATGCATTTGCTGCTGTTGTTCTATTAAACACTGATGAGCACAAATACATATATGTACGAACTGTTGACAGTGATATGAACATTCATAATCTATTTAGAAAGATCAATACATCAGACACAGTTGTAATATAACACATAATATATATCTCTGTCATTAGCCTTTAGCGTACCAAAGGCGATATATATTATATAACACATTATTAATCAATCATTTAATAAACAACACATGAACTTAATCAAACACATTGCTAACTTATTAGCTCTATGGACAGTACCATATGTAATTGTCCTATTCTTCTTATTAGTATCTGGATTTGCATTTGTATACCAAGATGCTATTTCTTCTACACCATACATTATATGTTATGCATTCTATTTCATTATGATGTCTATATTGTATATGACAGGTGATGAAAAAGACTTTGATTCTATTAAACTATTTAAAATCAATTAGTTATGAAAAAAGAAGTACCAACAATGTTAGCATGGTTCTTTGCTACAATGGTTATAGTTATGTTACTATCATCATGCAGTGTACAAAGACAATATCATGCACCAAAACAAATGCGTTGCGTAGTAGGTAAAGTTAACCTATGGCAAAGATAATATAGGAGTTTATCTGTTCTACTTCATTGAATAGAGGCTTTGTAGATTGAGGCACAAAATCTATATTCTTTACAACACATTATTACACAATCTTTTAACACACATTATTTATGAAAAAATTTGAATTGTACCTTGGTATTGCTATGATTATGATTACAACAGTGTTAATCATACTCTTTCCATTAGCTGTTGAATACAGTAATGAGAAGCTTGCACTCATCTCTTTAATGTCCGTTATTGGATATTTTGGAGGTTATTTACTTATTGATAGTTATATATGTAGAGTGGAAACATATTACTATTTTAAGGGTTATGACGAATGTTTAGATCAAATTAAAGACACAAAGGTTAGATTTAACCTATCTAAAAACTCACATTAATATAGCAATAAGATGAAAACAATACAGTTAACACCTCAAGAGTTTTATATATTTAAAATGATAGCAAACTTTAAATATAGAATAGAAAGTATTAAACACACAATAGTCTCAATTGAGGCTAACGCACAAGATTTAGAACTATTAGGATTTTAGATGTGTGTGTTGGTAGATATAGGGCTCAGCTTCCCCTAGCTGGGTCCTTATTTATTTCATCATTAAACAAACAATTATATGACTAAAACCTTATTGATTGATAAACAATCATTTATTGATTGGTATTTTGACCATGATATATGCAAAGAGTTCTTTAACAGACATGACATACTTGAGTCATTAACAGACAAAGGTGTATTCACTGTAACATTACAGGATATATTAGATGGTATTGGTTATCTACCAGCAGACATAGTTGCTGAAGGGCAAGAACCAATTCTTGATAATCATGATGAGATAGATATGTCTTCATATGACACTATTACATTTGGTTCTAAAGAGAAATACATTTGTGAAGAATGTGGTGATTCATTAGATGGTAGCTTTGGTGACAGAAGAGCAGAACTTTATCTACATACATCTGCAAAAGGAGATTATATAGCTAAAGTATGTTATTCTTGTTATGACTATCATAACAGATATAGATAATACATTAAAAACAAACAAAAATGTACATAAAAGCAAAACTAACATTTGACTCATATATGCCTGAAAAACTAAAACCAGGCATGTGGTTTAAACAAACAATTACAGACACCATATATGGTAAAAGATATACATATGATAGAGTATTTCTATTAGGTCACACACCAGAAGATCAAGAGGCTTATATACAAATAAATGGTTGTCCTATTATGCCTGTTGTTGTATCATATACAGCTAATCCTGATGAAAAGGCTGTTGCATTAGCAGCACCTGATGAGGTAGGTTGGTGGGATGATGGACCAGGTACAGATGAACTCAGAGACATAGAGCTCAAAGACATCAATCTTATACTATCAGATTATAATGGTGAGCTTGAGATAGAAATAGAAGACTTAGCCTTTGAAGATGGCTTAGCTGTTCCAGTGCTATACATGGATAAGGTAACACTTAGACTATTATGGGATGAGGATGACTATTTATATGATCAAGATGACAATGAATATCCTGATGATGATGAATATTGGGATGAGATGGATGATAATCCAGATGATGAACCAGAAGACTAATTTATTTAATTATTAATCAATTTAATTATGGAGAACATTAAAACACAATCAACAGTTGTTCCTGAACAACAACTATCATTCACTGAATGGGCTAGAGAACTTAAAGTTGGTATTGCATATAACAGATCCAAACTAACAGATAAGGCTCAAGACATGATGAATCTATGGGATAGAGAAAGACAAGTAAAATATCTAAAACAACTAACTCTTGCATAATGAGAAGGATAGATGCTAAACCAGGTGAACGTAAGTTTATAGATGGTAGATATAAAGATGATGTAGATAAGGGAGCAATGAGCTTTCTTAATATACCATTACCACTTAAACCACGGTTTCAGGTAATACAACCAATAATAGATGACATACCTAAGCAAGTACTTAGACAACAACAAGCTAGTAAACATTATAAAAAATCTAAAAATAAAACACAGAAAACATGAAAATCTTAACATTGAAAAAAGACAGTAAACAGTCATTTTATTACCTAGCAGGTATTAACAGAGCTATTAATCCAGCTCAGGTGACTAAATTAGCAAACTCAGTGAACAAAATGGGTATTATTAGACCTGTTGTAGCAGCTGAGATATCATTTGTTGATGGTAAAAAGAAAATGTACATCATTGATGGTCAGCATTTGTTCAATGCATTGATTAGGAACAATATGGATATTCCATATGTAACAATCACTGTTAAAGACAAGGTGGAACTAGTAGAGAAGATAGCATTATTAAATGCATCATCTAAAAACTGGGCTCTAACTGATTATATTACAGCATGGAGTTCATTAGTTCCTGATTATGTAAAGCTTAATCATTACTATCAAGTGTATGATTTTGACATGGGTATATTATCTTCTGTATTATGTAATTATATATCAGATGGTGGCAATGTAACTAGAAAAATCAAATGTGGAGAGTTTAAAATAATTGACGAAGCAAAGAATGTTAATATATTAAACAATCTAACAGATGTATTAAAAGTTGTTCCTAGAATGAATAGAATGGAAAACAAATACTTATGTAGAGAGTATGTTAAGTTTGTAAGAAACACAAGTAAATACAATCATCCTAAATTCTTAGAAAATCTTAAAAAGAACAAAAAAGAGTTTATACTGGCTACACAAGAAGATGGTAAACTAGTAGAATTATTCACAAAATTAAAATAACAACCATGGCAACATTAATTGCATCAAGTAAAGACTTTGCACACATTCAGGTATTAAGTTATGTACCTAGTGCAGATAACTTAATTGAATCCATCTATCGTAATGCTTCAGCTAAAACAGCTGCTAATAGATTACAGATTAAGAATGGTAGATATATGTATACACCTACAAATGAGTATACACAAGAAAAGTCTAGATTTATCAGATTTAAATCCTACAAATAATGATATATATCGTTATCTTTGTGATGCTAACTGTCATTGTATGGATGTCCTATGAATTTCATAGGGCTCCATTCATTGATAAAGATGGCAACATAATTAAAAAGAAAAAGAATGATTCTTCAACTGAATCCAATGATACCTATCATGAGATATTCTGATGGAATGGAAGGTTATGCTTTCTTGGTTATAGATTATAGCCAGGAGCATAATCTTCTATTTACTTGTGCCATGGATAATGGTGAAATATGGACATTGAGTAATAAAGAAATCAGATTCTGTAAGAATATATCTTTAGATAGAAATACATAATGGGGGTGTACTGGCTTTGACAGACATGAGGCTGGTAGTATCACATGCAAGCCTTGGAACAGGTAAACAAGTTCTAAACAATAACCGTAAAGAGTCAATCTGAGCGTGTTGAAGAAGGTGCTAGCATTATTGCTATGGCTTTCGCTTCTGAGTTAGCATTAGCTGCTTAGTCAACTGGGTGGTAACAACCTGGAAACAGAAAGTTACAAGCGTTTTCTCTATTATGTCAAAATAGAGTGGTGGTAGATAGCAAACCCTGCGATCCCAACTACTGATTAGAAGTGCTTAGGACTATGTAGTAATACATTGTAATTGCTCTAAGTAAATGTACATGAACAGCTTCAGATCTAAGCATGTAAGAATGGTATTATTATCACTTGTCTGGACAGGGGTTCAACTCCCCTCACCTCCACAACATTAACAATTAAAAAACACAACATGGCAAAAAGTAAATTAAAGGTAGAAGACATGAATGCTCATTTCTTTATGAGTATACGTGGTAATCATGTAGACATTATATATCATGATGATTCAAATGGTGCAGGACTTGGTGCTGGATTAGCTAGCGTAATGGAAGAAGATAAAGAATTGCTTAAAATATTCAGTGCTGCATTACTAACAGCTCTTGAAGGAAAAGAGAAATATAGTTCTAAAAAGAGCAATAAGTTGCCTAAAACACCAACAAAAGCAGCAAAAAAGAAATAAATTTCTAATTTAGTGCATTAAATTACACATTATGAACAAATATTTTAGTTATTATGAAGGTTTGTACAAACTAACCAAGTCTAAACAGAGATATTATCTATGGGATATGATTAAATGGTGTATTAAAGAATATATTAAAACATACAAATAACCTATGAAAACAGCAATATTATTTGCAATAGCAGCAATTGTGTTATTTGCAGCTGGTTATGAAACAGCAAGTTTAAAGAGAGAAAATACTCTCCTACAAAACAGAATAGATTCAATATATGATGAACTATATATTAGTAATGTAAACCTTACTAGATATGAAATAGCATTAGAGCTATTAGAAGAACAAGACAGTATAGCTGCAGATAAATTTAAGAATATACATACTAACGAAACAGAATAATGGCAATTAAAATAGAACAACAAATTACATTCAATGATTGGGCACGCAAGTTTAATGTATCCACACTGTGGGACAATGAACGCTCTGAGAACAGAGAATTCTTAAAGAAATTAGATGAAGTGAGAGCAGTGTATCAATCTAAACGAAATAAACGAAACTAATTATGAAAAAGAAAACAATAGCTAAACCAGCTAAACAAAAACAATATGTTGTAATGTATGAAAATACAGAAGCATGGGTAGTAGGTACAAAACAAGATATCATTGATGATTTCAATGAAAATCCTGATACATATTTAGATGCTGACGGTAAACTTGAAATTTATGAATTAGGTGAGCCTATAAAATTCAGTTTTGTTACACCACAAATAAGCTTTTAATTATGAACGTACTCATCTATGATATAGAAACCATGCAGGAGCTGTTTCTAGTTTGTATATATAATCCTGAAACACAGCAATGGCATGAATTCCAGGTGAGTAAAAATACAAACCAAATTGATGCCTTTGTTAGAATGACAGAAGACTACAAAGACTTCTATTGGGTAGGTTATAACAATCTACGCTTTGACAGTCAAGTGGTTGAGTGGATCATACGCAATCATCAGAACTGGCATGAAATAGGTGCACTAGATGTATGTGCATTGATAGCTCAGAAGGCTGCAGATATAATACATGATGCAAACTATGATGTATTCCCAGAATATAGGGAAGAATGGCTAGCTAATAAGCAAATTGATTTGTTTAGGGTGAATCATTATGATAATAAGAACAGACGTGTATCATTGAAAAGATTAGAGTTTGAGATGGATCTAGAGAACATTGAAGAGATGCCCATTCATCATACAAAGACTAACATGACAGATGATGAAATAGAACTAACTATTGATTACTGTCGTAATGATATATATGCCACTTATGAATTCTATTTGGTAACAACAGGTGTCACTGAACATCCATTATATAAGGATAACAATCAGATAGAGCTCAGACAAGATATTGAAGAAGAGTTTAACATACCATGTCTTAACTATTCAGATAGTAAGATAGGTGATGAAATGATTAAGAAATATTATTGTCAAGAGAAAGGTATACAATATAGTGAACTACCAAAGAAAGGATACTTTCGTAAAGAAGTTAAAGCTAGAAACTGTATAGCTGATTATGTAACATTCCAGACACCAGAACTACAAGGATTCTTAAAGCATATAAAGAAACAAATCTTTACGCTCACTGATGATTTTAAAGAGTCATTAGTATTCTATGATAATACATATACGTTTGCTAAGGGTGGTTTACATACAGAGAACAAGCCCAAGATATTTGAAGCTGATGAAGATGTAGAAATTATTGATTGGGATGTTAGTTCATACTATCCAGCTATTATCATTAACAATGGTCGCTATCCACAGCATTTAGGTAAAGAGTTTCTTAGAGGATACAAACAGATGTTTGAGAAGAGACTAGAACTCAAGCCATTAGCTAAGAAAGATAAGAAGATAGCAGGTATTGTTGGAGCGTTGAAGTTAGCAGTTAACTCTGTGTATGGTAAAAGCTCTGACATGCAAAACTGGATCTATGATAGACAACTAACCATGTTCACCACTATTACAGGTGAGCTTAGTTTACTTATGCTAATTGAAGCCTATGAATTAAATGGTATACATGTTATATCAGCTAATACAGATGGTGTTACAGTTCAGATAAAGAAGGAACTATTGCAAAAAATGCATGAGTTAAACAAATGGTGGATGGAACTAACTACATATGAACTAGAGCGTACAGATTATGCTAAGATTATATTCTCAACAGTAAATGACTATTTAGCAATTAAAACAAATGGAGAAATTAAAAAGAAAGGCGATTTCCTCACAGATTTTGAGCTTCATAAAAATAAGTCTGGTCGTGTTATTCCTTTGGCTCTTGAACAGTATTTTGTTCACAATATACCTATTGCTGACACTATCACCAATCATAATAATATATATGATTTTGCGTTAAGGCAAAAGGCTAGCAAAGACTTTCATTATGAAGGTGTAGCTGGTGCTAAAAGAACAGTGTACAATAAGTTGATTCGTTATTATGTATCTAATACAGGAGAAAAGCTCTTAAAGATAAAGAATCCTGATTGTACAACTAATGCTGCAGATGTGTCACAAGTGGAAGCAGGTGAATGGCTAATGACAGTTTGTAATAAACTAAGCAAAGACCATTCTCTAGATAACATTAACCACGCATATTATATAGAGCGTGCTGAGCGTATTGTATATAAGATACAGCTTGAAGGTAAGAAAAGAAAAATTATTGTTAATCCAAATCAATTAAATTTATTCTAATGAAAAAAGAATTTTTACCATATCAAGAATCATTAGACCTTAAAGAACTAGGATTTAATGAGAAGTGTGCTGCACATTATTTAGGAGAAGGAGAAGAATATTTAGAGTTAAAATGGCTCATATATAGAAATGATTCTATTAATATTAATAATTGTGTACAAGCACCACTTTATCAACAAGCATTTAGATTCTTCAGAGAGAAGTATGAGTTCACTTATTCTATAGGTAAAACAAATATAGCTGTTATACACTATGGACCAACAACACAATTATTACAAAACAATGATTCATATGAAGCAGCAGAACTTGCAGCTATCAAATGGTTTATTGATGTAGCTAAACAACAATAACATGGACAACAAACATAAAGCAGCAGAACTAGTAATGGAATTCCTACCAATTATAGGACAAGATCCATATACAGGTATAGATGTAGCTAAAAAATGTGCTAAAGTAGCTGCAAAACTATTAATGAAAGCAGATCAAGAAGAAGACATCTATGACTACGATGAAATAATTAAACAAATAGATACATTCTAATGGCAAAGATAAATAGAGAAAATATAGGTAATCATCTAGTTGATTATCAATTAAACATGATTGGTAAGTCTATGCAAGAAGCATATATGACAAAAGAATGGTACAGTAAATGGACTATGACTTCACAACAACATCAGGAGTTTAAAGCATACGCTATACCATTAATGAAAAAAGTATTTAAAATAAACAAAGGAAGAGCGGAAGCAAACTTTGACTGGTTTGATTTAGAATTTGGTTTACGTATAAAAGACTAATTTATGCCTGAACAAAAATATATAGTAAGACCTGTTCAAGTGGGGCAAAGATCTTCACTTGGAAAAAGGATGATTAATTGGTGGATATTTACTATGATACCTAGAAAAAAGAAACACAGCGGTCCATTCTATTCTAGATGGGACGCACAACAACAATTAGATCAAATTTTAAACAGATAATTATGGGAGCATGTCAATTTAAAGAAAGAAGTACTGGTAAAACAGCAGAAGAAGCATATAAAAGAGTTTGTGAAATAGCTGAAGATGAATATGGTCATCAAGAAGGATATAATGGTACAATTAGTACTACTCATGGATTTAGAGATGAAACAGAAGCATATAATAAAAGTAAGTTTAATGATGTATCTACTTACATACGTGACAGATTTGATAGTCATACTATGAACAAACGTGATTGTTCAGCTATATGTGTTCTAAAACCTGTTCCTAATAAAAATAAGACTAAGTCTCAAGTGGAGCACATAGTTACACCTGGTACCAAGAAGTGGATACTTAAGTATTTTGTATATTCTGGTTATGATACTTTTATTGGTGCATATCTTACTAAAGGCGAAGCTGTTACAAAAGCTAGAGCACATACAGAAAAGACAATAGAATCTACATATATAACAATGGAGAAGGTTCTTGATAAAGCTAATAAGACAGTAGCTAAGATAACATACAAGAAATCCACTACTGAAAGAGATGGAGAGTGGATATTCTTTGGTTATGCAGCAGAATAATTAAAACTAAACATATGTCAGGAAAATATCCTTATCACAGACCAATGAGTACAAGGGACATATCCCTAAACAAACTACCTCTACCTAGTAAAAATATATTAAACACTACACTAGTTACACAAATTGAGGTTGTAGAAGATGGTGTGGTTAAGTATTATAATTGGGATAAGAATTCTAAAGTGATAGCTTTATTAGAAGATACACAAAAAACATTACGTATTTACATTAATCATAAAACCAAATAATATGCCAGATATTTCAATGTGCAAAGGTGGTAGTTGTATGCTAAGACTTACATGCCACAGATATACAGCAACAGCTGATGATTTAGGTCAATCATTTTTCTCAGACCCTCCATATAAAGTGAACATGATGCTAGATGAACACAATGCTAATTTAGGTGTTGTAACATTATCTTGTAGTTACTTTTGGAACAATGAAAAATATAAGAAAGATGAAAAAAAACCTACAAATAACTGAGGATTGGGAGCGTGAAGCTCTAAAAGATTTCATATATTTGCATGAAGAAAAACAGTTGATTTCTGATGAAATTCATAGAGAATTACATAGAAAACCAGCAATAATAACAGTTGTTGACAAACACAATATATTAGACAAACAACATGAACATCACAGTAACGCACTACCATTTTGAGGAGATTATTAAAGCTGGCTATACGCTAGATATAATCTATTTCCTTAAACTTGTGGAAGAAGGTGTTGATGTGGAACAAATGTGTTCAGATCCAAAACTACAAATGCTTTGCCAGACAGTGAGAAGAAAAGGTTTAATTAGTGAATCTTTTAAGCTCACTGTCATTGGTAAATCTGTATTAGGATTTCTAGATGAAGCTGGTACACCAGAAACAAAGTTCGTTAAGCAGAAAAAAGATGCTAATGATTTTGATGAGTGGTGGAAAGCTTATCCAGGTACAGACACATTCACACACAAAAAACAACCTTTCACAGGTACAAGAAGCATGCGTGTAAAGAAAGATGACTGTAAAGTCAAGCTTTACGCTATTCTAGCTGAAGGTGAATATACTATCAAGGAAATGATAGCAGCATTAGAATATGAAGTGCTTCAGAAGAAAGAGAATTCTGTAAAAACAAAGACCAATAGGTTAACGTTTATGCAGAATAGTCTCACGTATTTAAATCAAAGAACATTTGAGCCCTTCATTGAATTAATTAGAGAAGGTAAAACCGTGGTTGAAGAACCAATAGTAAGAGGAGGAACAGATATATGAAAAATGAAATTTTGGTATGTGAAAAATGTGGATCAGCAGATTCTATCCAATTAAAAGTTTGGCAATATGTAAACTCTGGTGAGTTTGCAAGTGACTGTAGTGATGATAGTGGAGATAGATGGTGTGAAGACTGCGAAGAACACGTTGATTTCACAACACAAGAAGAATTTGAAAAAAGTAAAATATGAGTAGTTTTGACGATTTAAAGAAAGCAGTTCAAGACGGTATGGACGGTAGGAACAATGGTATTCCTATGGGCTTTAACAGATTGAACAGATATATAGGCATTAGAAAGTCTATGTATACTCTTGTGGGCGGACTAACTGGTTCTGGTAAAACATCATTCATTGATGATGCATATGTACTTAATCCATTTGATTGGTACATAAGCAAAGAGAACAAGACAAACATTAAACTGAAGATTATATACAGATCCATGGAGCGTAGTAGAACATACAAGTTTGCTAAATGGGTATCTCGTAAAATATTCTTAGACCAAGGGATAATCATTCCTGTTAATAAAATGCTTGGTTGGACTGATAAGATGACTCATGACGAACATGATCTATTTCTAATGTATGAAGATTACATGGGAGAGATGAATGAAGTGATGACAATCATTGATGGTCCAGAGAACGCTATAGGTATTGCTAAGCATCTAAAAGAACATGCATTAGCTAATGGTACAATAGAAGAAATAGATAAATATAACAAGAAATACGTTCCTAATGATGAGAATGCAGTTACACTTGTTATTGTTGATCATATTGGTCTATTGAAGATTACTAAGGACCAGCCTACAAAAAAGCAAGCTATTGACAAGATGTCTGATGAGCTAAGATATTCTAGAGATATGTATGGATTTAGTCCAGTGGTTGTTAGTCAGTTTAACCGTGACATCTCTAATCAAATGAGACTAAAGAATGGTGACGTTGAGCCAAGACTAGAAGATTTCAAAGAATCAAGTTCTACACAGGATGATGCTGATGTTGTATTAGCATTGTTTGATCCTATGAGATATAAGGTGGCAGACCCATCTGGTTACGATCTTAACAGACTAACAGATGATTTTGGTGCTAAGTATTTTAGATCACTAAGACTAATTAAGAATAGTTATGGTGAGGATGATGTAAGAATAGGCTTAGGATTCCTAGGTCAAATTGGTATGTTCAAAGAGCTACCAAGACAAAGAGACATGACTGAAGATGACTATAGTTCTGTATTAAATAAAACGTATTTCCTAAACAAATAAAACATGAGAATAACAAGCAAAGTGTACAACACTTTACCAAGCAAAGATAGCCATTGGTGGCAGGTAGTCCTGATACCAACTGTAGCTATTATGAACAACATACAGGAGTTTGATCCGTATGTAGCAATTAATATAGAATGGTTATTTTGGTCACATACAATAATTATAAACCATGGCAACCCTCCAGAAGAACCAGAAGCCTACTTTAAGGGATAATAGACAGCAAGAATTTGCTAATATATTCTTAGAGCACGGTAAGTTTGGTATTCTTAATCTATGTCCTAGATTTGGTAAGATTTATACTACCATTAACATACTAGAGAAACTAGATAAGGATATCAATATACTAATAGCCTATCCTGATTTAAAGATTAAAACATCTTGGGAAGAGGATTTCAACGCTAGAAAGTATAATAATCCTAATATAACGTATACCACTCATTTATCCATTAAAAAGCACACAGAAGCTGTTTATGACTTAGTTGTACTTGATGAGATACATTTACTCTCAGAAGCACAAATAGAGGCTGTAAAGGAGCTAAAATGCATAAATGTACTTGGTTTAACTGGTACGCTATCTAGCTATACAGAGAAAACGCTTAGAGAAGAGCTTGGACTGAATGTATTGGCAGAATATCCAATAGAACAAGCTATTGAAGAAGGTGTTATTGTAGACTATGAAATAACAGTGGTAACCACTCCTTTAGATGATGTAATTAAATACAACTATAAGGGTAAGTGGAAAACTGAGAAGAAACAGTTTGATGCATATGGATGGGTAATAGATCAAATGGAAAGACAAGGTAAGGCAACTATGTTCTTACGTCTAGCCAGAATGAGAATTGTACAGAACAGTGTAGCAAAGCTTTGTTTAACTCAAAAACTGTTAGAAAAGCACAGAGATGAACGTGTATTGGTATTCTGTGGTGTCACTAGTATTGCTGATAGTTTAGGCATTCCTGTGTATCATTCTAAAGCAGGAGATAAAGAAGTGTTTGAAGACTTTGCTAATGGTGAGGGTAATCACCTTGCTGTTGTAAAGATTGGAAACACTGGTGTTACGTATAAACCACTTAACCGTGTGATTATCAATTACTTTGATAGCAATGGTGAAAATCTAGCACAAAAGATTAATAGATGCATGGCTATGGAGTATAATACACCAGACAAAAAAGCACACATATACATAGTGTGTTCCACGGAAGAAGTGGAAAAGAAATGGCTCAATAAAGCGTTAGAGTTCTTTGACAAAAACAAAATAAAATACATATGAAAATAGAATTAATTGAAGAGACTTCCATAGGAAGTGGTACTATGTTTTTAGTAAAAATTGATGGTGCCAATATTAAATGGTTTGCACAAAAAACTTCTGCAGAAGCCTTTTATTTAGAGGTTATAGCTAATCCAGAAATATTAAAACCTAAAATAAATATTTTGAAAACTGATGAAATTAATGTATCTTTGGACGAACAAAACAGTTAAAATATGTCAAGCAAATTAATTGGTATCGTGGGTGCCACTGGTACAGGAAAATCCACATCAATCAAACATTTAGATCCAAAGGAAACTTACATCATCAACGTTGCTAAAAAGGAATTACCTTTTAAGGGAGCAGAGAAGTTGTACAATTTGGAGAGCAAGAACTACAAAGAGGTAGATGATGCAATTGAAATCACAAAGTTATTACGAGTGATTTCAGAAAAAGCTCCTCACATCAAGAACATCATTATTGAAGACTCTAATTACATTATGGGATTCAATATTGTATCTAAAGCTACAGAGGTTGGTTTTACCAAATTCACTCTAATGGCTAGAGATATGGTGGAACTATTCAGAGAAGCAAGACGCTTACGTGATGATATCAAAGTGTTCTATTTTACACACCCTGAAACTATTGAAGATGGTGGTGAGATTATAGGATATAAGATTAAAACAGCAGGTAAGTTAATTGATAATCAGATTGTTCTTGAAGGTTTGTTAACTGTGTGCTTATACACACATGTTGAAGACAACAAAGATGGCTCAGCTAATTATAATTTCTTAACTAATCGTTTTAGAAAGTATCCAGCTAAGAGTCCAGACGGTATGTTTACAGAAGTAAAGATTCCAAACAATTTACAATCAGTTGTAAATGCAATAGACGAGTATTATAATTAATCATAAACAAAAACAGAGAAAACAATGAGTAACATTGGAGGCAAAAAAAGAGAATCGCAACAGTTTGACAACAAAGAGTTTGCGAAGAAAGTAGGTTTATTTGAAGCTGAAGTAGTGACAATTAACCCAACTACAGAAGAGTACAAGGACATTCTAGGAATGGAATTGAAAGAAGACAGTAAAGCAACTGAGTATCTAAGCAAGAACAATGATGGTAACACCATTTTGCGTGTAGATGTTTGGTTGGAAGAAGTTAAGAACAAAGACAAGTTCAAGGTGACTTTCTTCTTGGAAAACAAAGAGAAAGAAAACAAAGATGCTACTAAGAAGCAGTATATCAATGCTGTAGGTATGTGTTCTTGGGCTGATGATGTAAACAATTTACCAACATGGTTCTCAGGTAGAGAATATCGTGTAGCTTATGTAGGTGAAGAAGATTTATACAACTTCTTACGTACTTGGATGGGTAATCTTGACTTACGTGATGCTGAATCTACATTACAGATTGAGTGGTCTAAGTTAATGAAAGGTAATGTTAAAGACTTAAAGAGTCAAGTGGGTGGTGAATATGCTACAAATGTAATTGCATTAGCAGCTATCAAAACTGTAGAGAAAGAAGATGGTCCTAAGGAGTATCAAACTATCTACAACAAAGCATTCTTACCTGCATATGCCTTAAAGAACTTCAGATTACTTGATTATAGTGCATCTGATAACTTGAAAGCAATACGTGCCAAGAAATCTAAAGATTTGAAACCTCATGAGCGTTTTGTAATTAACGTTACAGGCGAGTATGGTTGTAAAGACTTTTATACACTAAAAGACTTGAGAGACTATAACTCTGATGATAATCTGGTAGCATCTGACAAGGTGATTGCTGAAGATGATGGTGATTATTAAAATATAAATCCTCAACAAAAGCCTCACAGAAATGTGGGGCTTTTTTATTAAACATGTATCATGATTAAAGGAGTGAAGAAGACAAAATTGTCTATAGAAGCGGTGCTCAGCAAGATATCTGAATATGATATATTTAGATTCTATATGCCAGATCATGATTGGAAACTTAATAGGGTTACATATTCTCCATTTAGGAAAGAGAATAATCCATCATTTGTTATTGGTAACAAACTTGGTTATATATCATTTATAGACTTTGCTGATACAAGTTTGAGAGGTGACTGTTTTAACTTTGTACAAAAGCTGTTCATGCTACCAAATATGATAGACACACTAAAGCTTATAGATAAAGACTTTGGGTTAGGTATCAGTAATGGTAAATCAACAGAAGAGTATAAAAAGATAGTCTCTGAATACAAACAGCCTCAGATTGAGAAGAGATACTCTATCATCCAGGTGAGTACCAGAAAGTTCACTAGTAGAGAACTTAAGTATTGGAATCAATATCACATAGATCTTCAAGACCTTAGAGATAATAATGTATATGCTATAAAGAATGTATTTCTTAATAAGAGCAAGTTTGCACTTAAAGATGAAGAAATGACATTTGGTTATCTATATGAAGGACAATATTGGAAGATATATAGGCCATTTGAAGACAAGAAACACAAATGGATTCCTAATAATGTTCCAATCACCGTAATGGACGGTAAAGAAGATATAGTTAACTGCAGCGTAGCATTTATCAATAAGAGTAAGAAAGACTATATGGTGATGAAGAAGATATTCCCATGTAGCTGTGCTGTACAGAATGAGGGCATAGGTTGTTTCTCAGAAGACAATGTAGAATACCTAAAAGCCAATTCTGATAGCCAGATATTAAGTTTTGACAGTGATGTCACAGGTGTAACTAACTCACAACAAATTACTAAATTGTTTGATTTTGGTTATGCTAACGTCCCACGTAAGTATTTAGCTGAAGGGATTAAAGATTGGGCAGATCTTGCAAAAGTCCACGGATTAGAAACAATAGAAAAGTATTTAATTAACAAAAACATTTTATGACGATACAAAACTTAAAAGAAATCATTCAAAATAATGTAGAATGGTTAGAAACCTCTGAAGGAGATGAAGTAGAATGTATAGGAATAGAAAACCTAGAAGGTATATTATCAAAATATTTTAACACAGAAATTAAATTAACACAAGATGGAAATTTATAACACAACAAAAGAGTTAATTCTCAACACACCAGTTCCTGCACAGACAAGAACATATAAGCCTGTTTCACATGGTCAATTAATAGACCTTACATTAGATGGTATTAGCAAAGCTGGTTTCATTTTAGACAAGCAAACATACTCAGCAGCTGCTAATGGTCAGATTGCTAATGGTAGATTCTCTATCAGTAATGTTGCAGATAGTGAGATGCAATTACAAGTTGGTTGGCAGAATAGCTACAACAAGCAACTTACATTAAAGTTTGCTATTGGTACACGTATATTAATTTGTTCTAATGGTTGTGTGTCTGGTGACTACGGTGCATTCAAGAAGAAGCATGTTGGTGAGATTCAATCTTTCACACCACAGGCTATTGGAGATTATATCAAGACAGCTGCAGACTCATTCAAGTTGATGCAAACTCAAAGAGAGAATATGAAGCAGATTGAAATCACTAGACGTATAAAAGCTGAGTTGATTGGTAGAATGATGATTGAAGAACAGTTCATCCAGTCTACACAGATGAACATTATTAGCAGAGAGATGACGAATCCTACACATGATTATGGTGCACCTGATAGCTTATGGGAGTTGTATAACTATACCACCTTTGCTATGAAAGAAGTACATCCTAGTCTTTGGATGGAGAATCATATCCAAGCACATAAGTTCTTTAATGATTATGCATATGATGCTACACCAATGGATTATGAGCAAGGAGAAATAATGCTTAATCAATTATCAATATTTTAATATGAATTGGGAAAAATTTAAAGATCAGTTTCATGAGAGTTGGCACTTAAAGATGAGACCATTTATTGAGAGCGAAGCTTGTGATGAAATCTATAAATTTCTTAAGTCAGAGAGTCAGAGGGGCAAGAAGATTGCTCCTCTGTCTTCTAATGTCTATAGATGTTTTATGGAGACCCCACTAGATGAGCTTAAGATTGTAATGATGGGTATGGCTCCATATCACACACTTAAACAAGGAAGTCCTGTAGCAGATGGTTTATTGATGGGCTGTTCCACCACTGGTGTATTACAGCCTTCATTAGAACAGTTCTATGGAGCAATTGAAAGAGAAGTGTATAATGGACTATGTGCTTATTGTGACAAGACTAATCCAGATGTAAGCTATCTAGCTCATCAGGGTGTATTAATGTTTAATGCATCTCTCACCACTGAGATTAACAAAGCAGGTAGTCATATCAAACTGTGGGAACCGTTCACAAAGTATGTCATAGAGGAGATTTTAAATCCTCAACAAGTTCCTTATATATTCTTAGGCAAAGATGCTGCACAGTATGCTAGGTATGCAAATCCATTTGTATGGAGTTTCACAACTACACATCCTGCATCAGCTAGCTATAGGAATACAGAATGGGAATCTGGAGATGTATTCAGAATGGTTAACAAGGTGATAAAAGACAATAATAATTTTCAAATTGAATGGTTAGACGGTACACCATTTTAAACAAAAACAATTATGTATAAAGTAAAAGTTGGTGGAGATATCCACAAAGGTGATTTAGTTGCCATATCTAATGGTAATGATTTTAGTCTTGGTATTTATTATGGTCAAGGTAGAGGTGGTACATTTCAGTATTTTACACCATCAGGAGTTGTAAGCTCTAAAATTTGGTGGGAAAAAGCAAACAAAGACTCAGCATATGCTGATCATAATAAACCTTGGAAACTTACCAGAATCTGGAAGAGTTATGTAAATACACCAAGAGACACAAGAATTCTCAAATTAAATAGAGATAATATTACAGAACAACAAGACATAGAAAACATTATTGAAGCAAAAGAAATCCTTAAAGAATTTAACATAGAAGTAAACTTTTAATTATGATCTTAGAAAAACAAACAGAAGCACACATCCTCCAAGAAGGAGAATCACAGGAAACTGTGAAAATGTCATTAGACTTAGATTCTGCACAAGTATTGATGCAGATGTTAAGTAAGAATCTATATTCAGATTCAATAGGCTCTACTATCAGAGAATGTGCATCCAATGCACTAGATAGTCACAGAAGAGCTGGGAGTGACAGACCTATTATTGTCTCATTTAAGAGAAACAATCAGGCAGATACATATGAATTTGCTGTTGAAGATTTTGGTATTGGTTTAGATGCAGATGATGTAGTTAACATTATCAGCAAATATGGTAAATCAACCAAGCGTAACAGCAATACAGAGTTAGGTATGATGGGCTTAGGTTTCAAAGCCCCACTAGCTTACAGTTCTAGCTTCTATTTTGTAGCTAGAAAAGATGGTATGGAACGCAAGTACATGATGTACGAAGGAGAAGAAACAAATAGTATTGATCTTCTGTATGAAAAAGCTACAGAAGAACCAAATGGTGTAAAGGTGATTGTACCTGTGAACTATTATGATAGACACAGTTTCACTAGTAAGATTAGAGAGCAATTAGCTTATTTTGAGAATGTGTATTTTGATGTAGATAATAGTATTAGTTATGCTGTTACTAATGATTTTACAATTCACAGAGCTGAACATTTCCAATTCTCTAGTATAGCTACTAACAATTACATGCATTTATGTTTGGACAATGTTAGTTATCCAATTGACTGGGAGAAGCTTGGTATTGAAAGGATTAATATCAAGATAGCTTTACGTTTTAGTCTTAGTGATGGATTGTTCCCTACACCAAATAGAGAAGCTATCAGATATACACAGGAAGCTAAGCAAGTTATTCTTAATAAGCTAGCTCAGGTGGCAGATGTATTCATGGAGAAGTTCAATGAATCAATTTCTGATAAAGCTAATATTGATTCTATCATGAGCTTTTATGGAGAAAGACGTAAATACTTACCAAGCTTTTATAGAAAAGAAGAAGATAGAATTGAGATTGATGAACTTCTTAAGTATGCAACTATTCCTTTGAAACAACCTAAACTTGAAGGTGTAGATTTGTTAGATCTTAAGAGAATGGCTGAGCAGAACAAGGAGTATATGTTAGCTGAGTATCAAATAAAGTTTAGATACCAAGGAAACAGATTCAATAATGCAAAGAATTATTGGGGTGGTAACCTAAGAATTCAAGACATTAGTTCTTACAATGCTGGTAACATTTATCTATTCTCTGACAGACTTGCTAAGAATAAGCAAGATTACATGAGAAGCTTACTTGGTGATAGCAGCAAATGTCACTTGTTTGTAAAGAAAGAAAAGCCTTTTCAATTAATGAAGGGTGAATCTATTGATTACAATAAGTATTATCATTCTATTTTAGGTCTTAAGAACTATCCAAAGAGTCAATGGAGACAACTCATCACAGAATTCCAGTATGTAATTAGTTTATATTCTAAAGATTTCATTGATGTAGATGCTATTGATATTCCACAAACATGGATAGATACTCAGAAAGCTAAGAGAATGAAGGTGTTATCTAATCCTGTAACAGTGAATGGTGTTAAGAAGGTTAGAATGAAAGGTGAATTCTCTGGTAAGGTTGCTACCAAAACAGAGATTACATATTCTGATAGACATTCTAAGTTTGTTCCTACAACATTTAAGTTAGAAGATGTTCATAAAGTTAATAAACTGCATGTGTATGCTAAAGAAGAGCAAAGAGAGAAGTTAGATAAGCTCTGGTCTTTATTTAACGATCATGCAAACTTTGTTATTGTTGCTCAAGCTACAATAGATAATTTACAGAAAGCAGATTTACATAACTGGATAACATTAGAAAAATTTATGGAAGGAAAAAACAGACCATTTAGAACAATGGCTACACAGTTTCTTGTTGAGAGAATGACAAACAAGTATACTAACACTTTTAAAAGAACTGAGGTTGTTAAGCAAATCTCTACAGATCTTTATGATAAGTTAGAAGTGATAAGACAGTACGATAACAAGTATTCTAAAAACTATTGTGACAATAAGACTAAAGATATAGTGTTAGAGCTAGCTTTAGAACAAAACTTATTTGACCAGGAAATACTAGTTGTGTACAAGCAGGTAGAAGAAGTATTTAACAAACTTACATTCTTAAATCCACTAATGGGACAAATTAATTCTTATTATGGTGGAGTTGATAAAGATTTATTAAAAGCTTATGTTGATCTATTTAAATATAATAAACACAAGGTGAACCTTGAGCACTACACTATAAAGCTCAATGAAGATGCATCCTTGGAAGAAGTATTAACAGAAGACACAATTGAAGAATTACAAACAATTTAAAAAACAAAAACATGCTAAGTTTAAAATGGTTTAAAAGTGCTATTGAACGCACAATTGAAAAAGTAGTAGAAAACAAAATTGAACAAGCGTTCAATGAATTGGATAAAGAAGAAGGGGCTCAGGCTCCTTCTTTTAATTCTGCTTTCAATCCCAATGCTAATTGGAATTCAAGCAGTACATGGACAGGGCCAACTAGTTACACAAAGCCCTATATAAACATCAAAATGGTTAATGATACATTGACTATTGTATTGAATGATGGCAATATCATTACCAAAACTCCAGCTACAGCAGATGATTTTACTGCAGCTAAGCTATGTAAATCAGAAGCATGTTTACTAGATCTTGTTAGTACACAAGAGGTTAAAGACCAAAGAAGACAAGCTGAAGCTGAGTATGAGAAAGCTAAAGCTGTTCAGAAAGGTGCTGAGTTCCTAGCTAAGTTTGATGATTTTGAGATGAAACACGGTAGTTTATATCTTAAGGGTATCAACAGAAGTATCCCACCTTTGATGGTGGAAGAGTTCTTAGAAATCATTGGTAGTTATTCTTATAATGGAATGGCTGATATAGATGAAATGAATGCTCTTGTAATAGAAGATGAAGAGTATCAAGCACTTAAGCGTTTCTTCATGTGGTGTTGCTTGAATCCAAGAGCTGAAGTGGCAGATAAGTTATATGGCTTCTTGAAGAAGAATAGCTTCAGCATCACTAAACAAGGATTCTTTGTAGCATTACGTAATGTTGTTACACTTCATGGTTCTACTGAGCTTGTGCACTTTGTAAGTAATGCTTATAATAAGGTGAAAGCTGTATGGAAGAAGAAACCAGATGATTATACTATCTTCTTAAAAGATGGTGAATATAAAATGGTTCATGAAGATGCTATGTATAAAAAAGAAACATGTACATGTTCTTATTGTGATGGTACAGGAACTATTCCTGAGTGTGATGAATGGGAAGATAGTGAAGAGTGTCCAGAGTGTAATGGTACAGGCGAATATGAAGATCTTGTTCTTGCAATTGAAGGTGAAAACCTTGGTAACTTAACTGAGCTATATCTTGATTTGCCTAATAGAGCAGAGAATAGATTCACAGATGCTCATACAAGAACATTTGACATCAGAATTGGTAGACCAGTAAGTATGCCTATGGAAAAGTGCAGATGGAATACTGATGACTGTGGTGCTGAAGGTTTACACTTTACATCTGATGAGATTCATTATGTAGGTTGTGGTGACACATCTGTACTTGTACTTATCAATCCAATGAAGGTTGTAGGTATTGGTGAGAGTAAGGGTAGATGCTATGAGTATTTACCAATTATGACTGTGCCACGTGAAGAAGCAACAGAAATCTTACATGATTTAGATTTTGATACATTACAGTTAGATGAGTCTTATGCGATTCGCGAATTGCAAAACTTGGCTGAGAAAGCTAAAGAAGGATTCACTGCAGAAGCTAAGAAGTATGATTTCAACTTACCTGCTCTATCTGCTGTAGAAGTGTATACAATTGTTAGGAGTCTTGATGAAATTAAAGAAGAAATTTCAGGAAGAATCGTTACAATTGATTAAATTTGTAGTCCCAGGGAGAAATCCCTGGGCTATTAAATATAATATATGATAAAGAAAAAAGCAAACAAAAGAAAGCCTGCTGCTCCTAGAAAACCAAGAGTTCCTAAAACTAGGAATGCTGGTACTATGACAGAGTCAGGGTTCTGGAGTTTCATTAGAAGTGGATTGAGACAGAAATCTAGATGGTGGAAACCTATTAGTGAATGTAAATTAAAAGCTCGTAGAGCTTACAAAGGTCCTAGTAAAAGACAAAAGTTTGAATACAAATGTGCTTGTTGTGGAGATTGGTTCCCAGAGAAACTGGTAAATGTAGATCATATCACCCCTGCAGGTTCATTAAACTGTGCTCAAGACTTACCAGGATTTGTAGAAAGATTGTTCTGTGAACAAGAAAACTTACAAGTGCTATGTGAAGCATGCCATAACATTAAAACAAAAAAAGATAAAGATGAAAGAGATTAAAGTAAAATCAGACTTTGGAGGAAGAGTTCACCTACGTGACTTTGAAGTACAGAAGTCTATTGATGATAACGAATCAGTCAAAATTAAATATGGAATTGACTTTATGGTGTTGACACCAGATGAGTTAGTTAGTAAACGTACTTATACATCAAAAGATAAGTATAAAAGTAAAATAGGGGGGCCAGATTATTTCTTATATGGATATAAGTGGGAACCTGAAGAAATAGATTATTAATATGGAAAATGCAATAACTGTAAGCATCAACAAAAAACCTTCTTTCACTGAAATATGGCATGAAGGATCTGTTGAATTTAATGACAAAACATACATGTTCTGGCTTATCAATCCAAGAGGGTTTGATGAAAATGGACGTGAGTATGAAATGGAAGTGAGATGGTGGTTTAAACAAGTACCCATGGAGATTAGAAGAATGAGTGAAACAATTATTAATGATTTTAAACAAAACAAACATGATTAGCGGACAAACAAAAACAGAAGCTCAGTACAGAGCAGTTAAGATGGACAGTAGTTCAAGCTTAAAAGAATTCTCAACAAATCGTAAGAAGTATCACAAAAAGTACATTCTTAATGAACACGTTGAAGATGAAGACAGTAAAGCTGCCGTTACAGGTAGAGTGGTTGAAACATTGTTGTTAGAACCAGAAGAGTTTGACAACCGTTTCCACATGTCAGTTGTTAGCAGTGCACCAACAGCAATGATGTTAGATTTCGTAGAAGCATTGTGTAAGCATACACTTGCAGCTACAAATGAAGACGGTGTAGTAACTAGAGCGTTTGAAGAATTAACTAGAGATGCACATGTTGATTCAGGATTCAAGATCAAATTAGATGCTGTACTTGGTAAGTTCTTAGGAACTGATGCTGAGGTGTATTTCAAAGAGATGGTTGAAGTGAGACGTAGAGGATTAACTGTTGTTACAATGCAGGAAGTAGATAATGCTACTAAGATTGTAGAAGAGTTAAAGACTAATGATTTCATAGCATCTATTGTAAACTTAGTTAATAGTGCTAGATATTCTGTATATAACCAATTACAAGTTGAGGGATATGAAGTGTTTGGTCATTTCTTTAAGTCTATGATGGACAAAATGATTGTAGATCATGAAGCAAAGACAGTTCAGGTGTATGATTTGAAATGTACTTGGTCTGTAGAGAACTTCTATGATGAGTATTACTTGTACAGAAGAGCCTACCTCCAAGGATTTCTATATCATAAAGCTGCAGAGTTTTGGGCTAGTGAAATGGGCTATGGAGATTACAAAATACTTTATCCTAAGTTTATTGTTTGTGACAGTACAAATTATAGCTCTCCATTAATTTATAAAATGTCTGATATAAATATGGTGGATGCTCGTGCTGGATTTGAGCACAAAGGAAGAGAGTATCCAGGTGTTGCTTCTTTAATAGAAGACCTTCAATGGGCTATTGAGAATGATAAATGGAATATTTCTAGAGAAAACTATTTAAATAATGGTGTAGTAAAATTAGGTTAATGAAATTTGATAAAACTGTTACAACAATATTTATTGTTCCTACATTAAGTATTAGTAGAGATAAATTGCGAGATAATATATTTATCAATGGTTATATCAAAGATGGTAGAAGAGATGTACAGTATGAAAATGCTGTATATCTCCTCTTTAAACCTGAAAACATTGATAAATTTAAAGAATTTTTAGATGAAGAATATGAGCGTACCAAATCTATTATAGATGATTATGACTATGAAGATGGTTATGTGGTAGTAGTTTATGTACTTAATGAAAGATTAAAGTCTGACTTTGAGTTAATTAAACAAGGTAAATATTCTAAAACATCTGTTAAATTCCAGGGTATATTCCCAAAATCATTTACAAGTCCAGATGAAAACTATTCTACTAAAATAAGTCTTCAATTCCGTATCTTTAATAAAACTCAAGATTTAAAGAAATTTTGGGAAGAAAAGCTTGATATGGAACTAGATGATGATATGGAAGTTTGGGATGGATTCTTTGAAGAAAACGAAACTCTTAATTTAGATAAATTTAAAGAAAATGTATAATCATGAAGTATTAGAAGAGCTTGTTAACCAGTTTGGTGAAGAAGCTACTGTCCTCTTCTGTAAAATGGAGAGTGTAAAGAATGGTATGCTTTTTGATAGTGTAGAAGAAAACAAACAACACTATCCAGAACCAAACGAATGGTCTTATGAAAGAGACTGGTGGAAAGAAAATGGTAAGAAATTAGAATCACGTAACTTAAAAACAAATTATGAATAGTCAAGAATTATTAGAAAATTATGGCAAAGCAGCCAGTGTCGTTAAAGATTTTTATTTAGGTAAATTCCTAGATTCTATAGAAGATTCAGAAAACCTTCCAGAAAACTTTAAAGATTTTGCTAAAGAGCAGGGTATAGACAATGATACCGTGGCTAAAATGATAGATGCAATGCCTAGAGCATTGTTTGATGCATTTGATGCTCATGAGATTTATATTCAAATCACTGTAGATCTTGAGAATAATTGTTTCAGATATTCATTTGATGGAGGACAAGTAGAAAGTAATGACTTTCTTACAAGAATAGCAGCAGAAACTAGAGCAATTGAAGCAGCATTTGAAATCTTAAATGAGAAGTTATGAGTGATCAAATAGTATTGGAAGTGATTGAGAAGTATGCTCAGCGTAGTGGAATAGGACAAACCAAATACGGTACCACTCTAGAAGCTAACAATAAGGATAACTATCTCAAGCATCTCCAGGAAGAATTGATGGACGCAACACTGTATTTGCAGAAGATTATGGACCAAAATAAGGAAATAACTAAGTTGGTTAAGAATCATTCAAATGATGCAGAATTAGGACATAAAATAAGAGAATTGATTAGATAGAATTTTCTAATTTTCTTGGTTTATAAAAATGAGGGTTGTACATTTGCAACCCTCATTTTTTTACATATATTAAAACAAACAAACATGGATTTAGGATTAGATGCCTTAGGAAAGATTACTGTGTTTAGCAAGTACGCTAAGCACAATCCCCAGCTACAAAGAAGAGAAACTTGGGATGAAATAGTGGATAGATATCAAGTAATGATGATCAAGAAGTATCCTAAATTAGAATTAGCAATTGTAGAAAGTGCTAAGTTTATCAGAGAAAAGAAGATTTTGCCATCTATGAGAGCTTTGCAGTTTGCAGGTCCAGCAATGGAAGTGAACAACGCAAGAGGTTACAACTGTGCTTACTTACCTGTAGATAGCTTATATAGTTTCAGTGAGACTATGTTTTTATTACTAGGAGGTTCAGGTGTAGGTTTTTCTGTACAAAAGCATCATGTAGAGCAGTTACCAGCTATTAAGAAACAAGAAACTTACAAGCATCGTAACTATCTTATAGAAGATTCTATTATGGGCTGGGCTGACTCAGTAAAGATGTTAATGAAGTTTTACTTTGAAGGTGGTCAAAAGCCTAAGTTTGACTTTAGAGCTATTAGACATAAAGGAGCTAGACTAGTAACAGCTGGTGGTAAAGCCCCAGGTCCAGAACCATTAAAGATTGCATTAGCTCATATTGATGCTATCATGGAAAGAAAAGAAGATGGTAGTAAACTATCTCCTTTAGAAGCTCATGATATTATGTGTCATATTGCTAACTCAGTGCTAGCAGGTGGTATTAGAAGAAGTGCTATGATTAGTCTATTCAGCCATGATGATGAGGAAATGATTACATGTAAGTATGGCAACTGGTGGGAACTAAACGAACAACGTGGTAGAAGTAATAACTCTGCAGTGTTAAAGAGAGGTGAAGTAGATGAAGCTGAATTTATGGCTTTATGGAAAAGAATTGAAGCATCAGGAAGTGGTGAACCAGGTATCTATTGGTCTAACGACCTAGATTGGGGAACTAATCCTTGTTGTGAGATTGGATTACGTCCTTTCCAGTTCTGTAATCTATGTGAAGTGAATGTAAGCGATGTTGAGAATCAAGAAGATCTTAACAACCGTGTAGCAGTAGCTGCATTCTTTGGTACATTACAAGCAGGGTTTTATGACTTTCATTACCTACGTCCTATTTGGTCTAAAACAACCCAAAAAGACGCTTTATTAGGAATTGGTATGACAGGTATAGGAAGTGGAGAAATCCTTAAATATGACCTAGAACTAGTAGCTAATACAGCTAAGACAGTAAATAGAGATATCTCTGGATTTATTGGCACCAACGAAGCAGCTCGTATTACATGTATTAAACCTTCAGGAACAACTAGTTTGGTCTTAGGTACAGCTAGTGGTATTCATGCTTGGCATGCTCCATACTACTTACGTACAATGAGATTTAACAAGAATGAAGCTATTGCATTATACTTAATGATTAACCATCCTGAATTGTGCGAAGATGATGTGTTACGTCCTACAGATACAGTTTGTGTACGTATTCCTGTTAAAGCACCAGAAGGATCTATTTTCCGTACAGAGTCTCCAATAGATACATTAGAGCGTGTTAAGAAGTTCTCTACAGAATGGGTTAAACCAGGTCATATCAATGGGGCTAATACACACAATGTAAGTGCTACTGTTTCTATTGCTGATGAGTGGAAAGAAGTGGGTGCCTGGATGTGGGATAACAGAGAGACGTATAATGGCTTGTCTGTACTACCATTCTTTGGTGGCTCATATCAACAAGCTCCATTTGAAGATATCACAGAAGAAGAATACAACAAACGTATTGCTTCTGTACAAGAAATAGATTTAACAAAGGTGATAGAGATGGATGACAACGTTGATTTTGGTCAAGTTGCAGCCTGTGCAGGAGGTGCTTGTGAAATCGCCTAATCTGTATTATCTGGACAAAGACAAGGTGGTCTTTACAGAAGAATACTTGAAAGAAAGGGGATTTTGCTGTGGTAACAACTGTAGGCATTGTCCATACACTAAACCTGTTAAAAAAGGTAACAAAAAGTTAGAAAAAGAAAATAAATGATAATATTACGTAAGTGTGCATAAATATGCGTAATATTGCGTAACTGTTTTTGTTTAATGTGTGTCTTATATAACCCCTGCCATTTTTATGGTGGGGGTTTTTTGTTCCAATTATCCAAAAAAGTTATGGAAATATCATACAATTTCAGTAAATTTGCTCTCAAACAAAAACAGTTAAATAATGGCTAAAGCAGCAAAAACAGTAGACAGCGGTGTCTCTAAATTCCAAGAAGCTCTTGATAAATTAAACAAGACTTATGGTGTAGGTACAGTACTTACACTTGATTCAAAAGACAGTGGTGACTATGATGTCATCTCAACAGGTTCTATTGGATTTGATTACATTACATTAGGTGTTGGTGGATTTGTTAAAGGTAAAATGTATGAACTAATGGGCTGGGAAGGTACAGGTAAGTCTACTATTTGTGGACACGTTGTAGCTGAAGCTCAGAAGAAAGGTAACAAGGTGGTTTATATTGATGGCGAACATGCTGTTGATAAGAATTACTTTGAAGCTATTGGTGTTAACACTAGTGAGTTATTGATTGCTCAACCATCATGTGGTGAGGAAGGTTTTAACATTGCTATGGAAATGATTAACACTGGTGAGGTAGGTCTCATCATTATTGACTCAGATTCATCATTGATTCCTAAGAAACAATTAGATGGTGAGGTGGGTGATAGTACTATTGGTTATAAATCTAGACTAAATAGTAATGCCTATCCAAAACTTAAATCTGCTCTATCAGAACATAATGTATGTCTCATTGTCATCTCTCAATATAGAGAGAAGATTGGTGTGATGTTTGGTAATCCAACAACTACACAAGGTGGACATGCTCTTAAGTTTTACACAGATTGTAGAATTGAGGTGAGCAAAAGCTTAGCCAAAGATGGTGATGTAAACTATGGTAATATTACCAAGGTGAAAGCTATTAAGAATAAGATGTGTCCTCCATATAAACTAGCTCAATTTGAGATTGTATATGGTTTAGGTATTGATAAGCTTGATGAAATCATGACTCTTATCAATGATTTTGGTATTGGTAGAAAGTATGGTAAAACAATGACTATTGGTGAACATAAGTATGATCTTGAACAATTTAAGAGTATGCTTACTGATAATCAAGAATTCTATGATGAAATCAAAAAAGAAATTATAACTAAAATTAATCAAACAGAAACTAAAACAGAAGAAGATGATACAAGTGAAATTTAAGAAAGTCAGCGATGACGTAAAAATGCCTGTAAAAGGCTCTAAGTATGCAGCATGTTTTGATGTATATGCACATGATATTACATCTAATGCTACTAACAAGATTATAGTGGGTTTAGGTTTTAAAACAGAAATTCCTGTAGGATATAAAGGAATTATTGTACCTAGAAGTAATCTAACTAAATATGATTGGGTTTTAAACAATTCTTTTGGTATAATTGATGCAGACTACCGTGGTGAATGGAAAGCTGTATTTACATCATTAAAAGGAACTATAACAGAAAATCAGTTTCCTTATGGTGTAGGTGAAAGAGTTGCTCAGATCTATTTTGAACCAGTTATGATTGCAGACCTTACCCAAGTACCTGAACTTGAAGAGTCTGAAAGAGGAGAAGGTGGATTTGGTTCAACTGGTGTGCAATAATGCCTACCTGTAAAACCTGTGGTAAGAGATGTGATGGAGAATATTGCTTTCAACATAAACCTAGAAAACGAATTGCTGCACAAAATTTGACAAAAAGTGTCAAAAAAAATGAAGTAATACGGAAGATTGACGTAATGAGAGAGTTCTTCTTACAAATCTGGAAGAAAAGACAACATTTATCTGAGATTAGTGGGCTTCCCTTGGTTGGGGAGCCTCTCTCAGTATATTTTCACCACATACTACCAAAAGAAAAATATCCTGATGCTTCTTTGGATGAAGAAAATATCATACTTTTGACATTAGATGAACACTCTAATGTTGAGAATGATATGTATAAGTATGAAGAAGTTAATATTAAACGTGAACAATTAAAAAATAAATATGAAATCTAAAATCTTATTATCTATTGTTATAATAGCAATATTATACTCATCATGTAAAAGTGCTGAGGATTTAACAGTTAAATATGAATTAGTTACATTACCTGGAAGCATGTTTGACCTGGATGTACAAGTTCTTATTACAGACGATACAACTTTTGCTGCTAATTATGTAAGAGCTAATCTAGACAGTTCTGTTACAGCTGAAAACTTTGATTGTAGAGCTGCTACATTTCCTACACAAAATGGTAATCCTATTATAATTTGGATGCCTTATGGAAGTCATGTAGATATCATCAATCATGAACTGTTTCATGCTGCAGTGAATATAATGGAATGGGCAGGTGTTCCCTTAAATGATACTACAGAAGAAATTTATGCATATCAATTACAATACCTATCAAAGCAATTAGATAACCAAATAAATATAACGAAATGATCGCATCAGAATGGGACAATGTTCCAGAAGAAAAACAAGAAGTAGATTTACCTTTACAGTCTAAACTTCACATTGAAAGAATTGAATTATCAGGTAAGATTGAAAAGTTAAAAACTTTTATGACAATGAGTCCTGATTTTAAAAGTGTAAATTACTTTCATAAACGTTTGCTAGATAATCAATTGACTACTATGCAAAATTATGAAAACATATTAGTTCAAAGAATGACAGATTTAAATAACCCAGATAAAATTGAAAATTAAAATGAGCAATTTATTCTTTTACACAAGAAAGACAGAAGACGGTAAAGTCTTCACAGACAGCTTTAACCTAAATAAGGTTATTAGATCAGTACAAATGGATGAGAACAAAGTGTTAGTCTTATTAGATGATGCACATGACCGTTCAGAAGATGTTCCAGATATTGATCCTAAGACAGGAAAACAAAGAGGAATTAAAAGACAACGTAACACTTATTCAACAGAGATTAGTTTAGTTGATGAAGATGTTGCAAGATTTAACAGTTTAAATAATTAATCATGCCAAAGTTATTAGGAAATAGAATTTTATTAGAGATGCCTCCACAAGATGACAATAGTAAGTTAATTGTGGATGACAATACTAAAGAAGCATTACAAAGAGAATTGCTTAACAAAATGTCTAAGTTAAAAGTGTTACAAGTGGGCACTATTGTTACAGAAATCAAAGCAGGAGACTATGTATTAGTAGATCCAGCAGCTTTAAACAAAGCTACATTAGTCCCAATCAATGAAGATGATGACCGTGCAATCTTGGTATCACCATTTGACATAATTCAAATCTGGTAATGAAATACAAAATTGTATTAAAAACTAGTCATAAACATACTGACAGAGTAGATAACTGCCTTGAAACGTGGTTATCTGCTCTTGATTATGTATGTCTTACAGATAAACTTACAGGGAGACCTAATGAGATATCTTGTTCTGACAAAGATGATTATCAAAGCAATGAAGAGAAGACAGTCAACTTCATTAACCTGGTTAGGACTACTGACCAACTTGATGCATATGATTGGTTAGTCTTCATTGATGATGATGCAATACTTAACATTCCTTTATTTGAAGAAGTGATTACATTCTTTAGTAAAACTGCTGTATACGGATATAGTATGAAAGGGTCTTATACAAAAGAACCTGAACTAGATTATCCATCAGGGGGATGTGGTTATTTTATATCTCCACAACTGATTAAAAATTGTCAACCTATGACTGTAAAAGGTTATGGATATGAAGATGTTTGTATAGGCACATGGTTAAAAGAGAACCAGATAAAAATCTATGATAAGTTTTTAGATTCAAATGTTTTACATAGACTATATCTAAATGGCTGGTTTCCATTTCAAAGATATTTCAATGACCTTTGGAAAGAAGGAGATAGTTATGTACCTAAGATGCTAGCTGACCTTACAGAAGAAGATGTTACATTTTTACATAAACATGTAACACATCATTATATAAGACATAAAAGCTTTATGAGATATTTACATACTCTTCTAAATGAAAAAAGCCCCAAATAGGGGCTTTTCTTTTACTCCCATAAGGAGCAGACTTATAATACTGAGACTATAAGGGGGGAATTTATGACTTCTTTAAGGGGCCCTGTCTAGAATGGGTTACCACAACCTGAGCGTGCAGTTCTTATGGGATGCAGGAGAAGTACTCTTTATTTTGAAAGTCTCTTCTGCTTCATAGGAAGCATAGGACTCTTTCTTTGTAACTTTGTATCAGACTCCTTCATATAATTACCATTGATTGGTTTAGGAGCTGGTACCTTTGGTGCTTTACGAGGTGCACCTGATTTCTTAGCTTTACCAGCAGTCATATTACTTGCAGCCATACTTACATTTTTTCATAGCACCACCCATTTTCATCTTAGTAGCACCTAATTGTTTATCTTTCTTTAAAACAGCTTTACCTTTAGCACCTGCTAGTGTTCTTTTTTGCACTGTGGTGTAAGCACCTTTAGGATCTACAGGACCAACACGCTTGTTAGAAGCTTTTAATCCAGATAGACTACCGCCAGATTTGTACTTTTTAACAGCACCACCAGTTTTCATTTCTTTTTTCTTAGCTAAAACAGTGTATGCAGTAGAACCACTTTTTCTATCTTCAATTTTGTTTCCTTCTTTTTTATGGTAAGCACGTTCAAAGTTAGCTGCTTTTTTCCAATTAGCCATTGCTGTACTATCTGCTTTTCTACGTCTTTCATCACCTAAAGCAGGATTTTTTCTTTCATCTTCTGTCTGTTTATTAACTTTAGAAGCCCATGAAGGAACATCACCACCGCCTTGATATTTTTTTGCTTTTTTAACAGTTGCCATTTTATTTCTTTTTAATAGATTTTTTAATCATACCACCTTTTTTCATCATAGATGTACCAGACATAGCTTTTTTCTTAGCACCTGCAATCTTATCTGCAAATGTAGCATTAGGGTTTTTGTCAACACCAGCTTTTACTGATAACATACCAAAAGAAGAACCATCTTTAGATTTTTTCATTGGTAATTTAGGTAATGAATCAAAACTTTTCTTGTCAAAATTCATACCTGTTTTACGATTAGTTGAATCTGATTTTTTGTTAGCTTCTTTTATTTTTGATACCATTTCCTTACCTTCTCTTGCATCTTTTTTCATTTTAAAAGCCATACCATCTTGAGCTTTTTTCATCTTTTTAACTGTTGCCATTTTAATTATTTTTTAGATTTAGCTTTAATTTTTTTCTCTTGTTTTAACATTTGTGCTGTAGGTTTCTTTCCAGATCCTTTAGCAGCTCTGATGTTATCCCAAAGTCCTCTTTGAGAATAAGAACCATCAGCACGTTTTAACATACCACCTGCTTTCATTTTCTTTTTAGGAACAGCTTTTTCTTTAAGAGGATTGTTTTTAATAGCAGGATTTTTCTTAGGAGCATATTTACCAAGACCAGCTTGTCTGTCTAAAGCATCAGCCATATCAGATTGATGTTTATCCATTGCTTCTTTCTTGTATAGTCTATTAGTCATTTCACCACGGACATATCCTTTAGGGACATCTTTACCGCTTTGAGCTTTTGCTACTTTCTTTGCTGTTGCCATAATATTATTGTTTTAACAATTCCATTTTCTTAATGCTAATGTTTTCCTTGTTGGTTCACCATTAGGTTTTTTTGCAGGTCCTTTAACTCCTGACATTCTTGCACAAAAAGATTTACGTCTACCTGCAGCCTTAGAACCAGCTTTAAGTTTAGAAGGTTTAGTTGTGACAGCCATCTTTAATTTAGAACCTGGATTAGCAGCTCTATAGCTTGCTACACCTTTTCTATTAAGACCACCCTTTGGATCTTTCCCTTCAGAACGAGTCCAAGCAGGTGTGCTCCCACCAGATTTCATAACCTTTTTAACTGTTGCCATTATTTCTTTTTAACAGGTTTAACTTTAAATATATCTTTCTTAACCTTATCCATCCACATCTTTTCTTTCTTAGGCTTCATAGCTCTTTTAACTTTACTAAAAGCATCTATCTTGCCACCTTTCTTTAATGATGTACCATCTTTTTTAATTAGATGACCATTTGGAACAGGAGTAGGTTTTTTTACAGTTGCCATTATTTACGTTTCTTAGCCATCGCTTTGAAAGTCTTAGCTAATGCTTTTCTTTTAGGAGTGCATGTAGCTTTAGTCATTGGAGTGCAATAACCCTTATGTTTAGGGTTAACAGCATCTTGTATCCAATTTTTCTTAGCAGTGGCCATGATATATTATTTATAAACTTGCTTTAGGAACTTCTGGAGCTTCTACAATAATGCCAATTTCAACATTTCTTGCTAAAATAGCTTCTACTTTATCTGCAGTTTCTGCAGCTAAGAACAATGCTTGTGCTTCTTGAGTTGATGTAACACCACGTAAAGCATTTAAAATTGCACCAAACTCTGCACCAGAAACTACAATGCTAACATCACCAGCCCATGTATATTTCTTATTAGGATCAAATTTTGGAGCTTCTTGTCCAACTTCTTGAATTTCTTCTGACATAACTTTATTTTTTTTGGTTTAATAGCGAAGATATATATTTGTTACGAATCTTCCAAATTTATTTCAAACGTAATAGTAGATGAATTTTTAATACTTTTAGATAACTCTAGTCTGATTTTAAACATATTATGAAACTTCAATAGCTCCTGCAAAAGAGACTCAGTGTATTTTGGTACACTAGGAGCCAATCTAAAATGATAGGAGCGAGGATTTTTAACTATCTCCAAAGTAGATAGTTCATCTATTGAGTCAATTATTCCCTCTAGGTGAGCAAAATAAATCATTTCATTATCTTGCATCACCTTAGGGAAGTATTTTTTGTTTATCTGCATTAAGACAGAGTTAATAGATATTTCGTTTTAGCTGCTTCACCGCTTAATGCATCAGCTAAATTAGCTATATCGTGATAGCTGTTTGCTTCAGCATAACTTTTTAATGAAGATGCAAAAGATAAAAGATTTGAAACACACTCGTTTCCTGTACAATTTGTAAGAGGTTCTATCTTGTATGGAGCAGGACGTTTGCCTGTATAGCCCATAAGTTTCTCTATTACACCATCTTTGAAATCATGTACATAATCATACAATCCTCCTAAAGCTTGGTGCTCAGCATAACTCTTTGTTTGCCAATGAGTTAAGTGCAATTGCTCATGAAAATACGTAAGCTTCCCAGCTATTGTTTCCAAGTTTAATTCTCCTGATTTCATCATCTCATCAGGGAACAATGATTTTGCCATGTTGTTTGGTTTTTACTATTCTGGAATAGCTGTAGTTGTAGTACTAGTTGTACTAGTTGTACTAGTTGTAGGCACATACTCACAACATTCTGTTATAGCGATTTCATGCCATCTTCCAACTGTAGGTTTCTTTCTTCTAAAGATAAGACTACCTGCAACTACTCTACCACTACCATCATAGCGGACGTAAGCTTTTAAATTTTGATTGCTTCCCATAATTTTGTTTTTAATTAGGTTAATAGTTAAGGTTATATTTGTTTTTTAATTCTAATAGTTTTTTAACATAGTAATATGTACCATGTTTTTTAGACTCATCACTAGTATGCACTACATACATGTGACTATCACTGAAAGGATCTTTACCTGTGTGGTATGTTCCTTTATAGAACGCAGGGTAGCCATACATTGTTTTAGCTGTCACTCCTGCATTATGAAAGAGTCCTAGTTTCTCCACCTTTTCAATTGGGTCTGTTGCCCAAGAGAAATCCATCTCAGGGATGTTTTTAGTTTCTTGGTCTCTTAACCAAAGGTTCCATAACACGGCCCACATATCTGCACACCAGCTTTGAAATCCTTTATCTTCACTACCAAAGAACTCTTTGTTTATATGTTGAAGATAGCTACGAATAACAATACAGTCATTCATCACCTTCTTCCAGAAGGTAGCATCCACATTCTTTAAGAAGTATTGAGCTCCTCCTGAATGTTCGTTGTTAGCTTCAGCTATTTCTCTATTGATTCCTATTAAGCTTGTAAGCTCAGCTAGGACATCTCTAGTTTTGTATTCTTCTAGCTTAGCAGGAAGAACATCTTTTATTTTACTATCAAAATATGAAGCATTTATGTAGCTGTTTGTGTCAGACAAGTAGCAGACTTCATCGTCTCTATACTTCTCTACATCAAATTTATCTGTAAACAGAATATCACAGTCACAGTAGAACACTGCTTTGCTTATCATCTCAGGGTGTTCCTGAAAGTATCTCATCAAGACATATGGACGTAAAACAGGAATATAAACTCCTAAGTATTTACTTACATCTCCTGTGTCTTTATAGAAAGCAAACTCTGCTTCTGGATACAGATCAACTATCTTTTGCCATTTATCACTTTTTTCTCTAAAGCTAGGAGTGTATATTAACACAATTGCTTTGTCCAAGTGCCCAATTTCTTTTAAACTTTCTAACCAGGCATGTACTTGCCAAGTATAGTAAGTATCATCTGGCTGAGCACAGATAAACTTTAAATCCTTCATATGTAGTTATTGTTGGTTTAGATAAATACTTATGCTTGAAGACCAGCTAATAAAGCTTTCTTAACATCAAGTTGAGCTTGTAATTCAGCTTCATAATCTGCTGGAGTTTTTGCTGCTTCTTCAGCTGCTTTTGCTGCAATAAGTGCATCAATCTGAGCCTTTCTTGCTTCTTGAATTGCTTTATCTGTTGCTTCTAATTCTGCTTGTAACGCTTGTAAATTTGCCATTTTTATTTTATTTAAGGGGTTGTTGTAGTGGTAGTTGTGGTAGTTAAGCCTGCAGTGTTTTTAACTACAGCTCCAACTTGTCCAATCAACTGTTCCATTTGTTTTGAGATGTTCCACAATTGTTGTGAAACTGGATCTTGCCCTATGGGCCTTGCTGGTATTGCCATGTTATAAAAAATTAATTTTCAAAGATATGTTGTTTTTTACTATAATCAATGAGGTTTATAAAATTGGTATAACCAAATTAATTAACTCAACTCTAATCAAGTTAGTTATAGATTTTAGTTTAGAAATGTTTGTATATTGGTAGTATTACTACTTACCTTGACCTTTATATTTCTTTACTGGTTTGTCTTTTGGACCTTGTGATTTAGCAGCTTTGCCACCTTTACGTTTTCCAAAATTTACTTTTTGTGAGGATGATCCTCCTTTAGCCTTTGCCATGTTGATTTTTATCTTTTTATAGTGAAGAATTGTAATACTATAACACCAACCAATACCATTTTTTGAGCAAACTCCCATCCGCTATTATCTTTAGCAATAGGGATACGCATATTTAATCTTTCATCATATCTTGCTCTGTACTGATTTGTAACTGCATGCAAGCTATCGTATGTTATTTTGTCTTTGCTTATAATGCTATCTTTTATATAAACATACGTCTTCAACGAATCAATTGTAGTTTGATTAGATTGAAACTTATCATTTATAGTGTTTGCCTGTTTCAAGGTCATAACTACAACAGAATCATTTCCTATTTTCTTAACGATTGGATACTGGCAATAACCTAAATTTGACACCAGTGTCACTAAGATTACTATCAAGTTTACTTTTAACATCATTTAATTCAGATTTTAATGAACTAACCTCTGCTTTTAACGATACTATTTGGTTAACTGCTTGGTTTACTATTTTTGTTTGTGCTTTGGTAGCACCTTCTTGTACAGCTGCACCAGCCTTATTGTTTTCTGAAACTTTGTTAAGTAGAAGTTCAAATTCCTTATCTTCCTTAGCTGTTCCATCAACTTGCTGAGCTGTACCAATTTGACATCCATATGCAAATAATACTAATATATATAATATATTTTTCATATTATTTAAGTTTTTTGATTGCACCTAATTGTTGTAGAGTTTGTAATTGAGTGGTAGTCACAGCTTTAGTACTGTCACTAACTCTTAATGCTTCCTGCACCTTATCTAATCTACCTTCCACCTTTTCAATACGTACATTCTGAGAAGTTGCCTGCTCTTTGAATGTTGTACGAACATCTATGTATAGATATGAAATAGCAATGAGCACCAAGAAAAGGGTGCCCACTATTGGGTTTTTAGCAAACTCCTTAAAACTTATAGGTAAAGGATTTGCTGATACATTTAAGTCTTTTTTCGCTGCCATTATCTTAATTTGTTTTTGTATTCTAATACAGCTAAACGCTGTTTGATCTCTGCTCTTTCAGTTGCTGCAGATTCTTTAATATCAGTCATTTTTTGTATGATTTCCATCTTCATATCAGCTCTGCTTTGTGCTGCTGCCGCTCTAATAGCCTCCATCTCAATAGTAGTTCCCTGTGGAGGAATAGCTTTATTTTCAGTAGTTACTACCACTGCTATCTTATTATTTAAAACAGTTATCTGGTTGTTTAAGGTACTCACTTGAGTCAATAACCATCCAATAGCTGATACACAAATAGGTAAAAGTGTGAAAACTAACTTCTCTACCAACCCTGACTTACTTTTATCAGCTGCCAGTTGCTCAGATATCTTTTCATTCCTTTCTTCTTGTGTCATTATATACTTCCGTTTAATAGGTTATTGTATTCGTTGAAATGTTTTATACGATCTGGTAGACCAATTGTTCCACCATTAACACGTTTAGTCACCTTAGTAACCACAGCATCTGTAGCCCCCTCATCAGCAATCTTATGTAATCCATTCTTATGGAAGAACCAAGCTGCAGATAAAAGTGGGTACTTTGTAGCTACAAGATCTGGACTAACTAATATATCATCTTCTACCACCTTATCAAAAGCTGTGTAGTTATCTTTACCAGTTAACTGTATGTAACCACGTCCTCTAAACTTGTATCCTTCTCCACTAGCTTGAGGACCATTACCCATACGGTTAGCGTAAACAATGTTAGCAATCTTTTCAGGCTTGCGTTCATATTCCTTAGCACTCACAGGAGTAAAGTATTTTTTAAAGATGCTCTGTAAACCAGCAGCACCGTAGTTTAAGTTCTCTGAAACAGCTTTAAAGCCACCAGATTCATGTCCACATTGAGCCAAGAAATGAGCTAAACGTAAAGGAGTATTGATCTCAAACTTCTCTTGTACAGCAGGGATTTGAGCAATCACTGTGTCAGGAATGTGTCCTTTTAATTTATCTAAATTCATTTTTTCTTTTTCTTTTTATAGTTAACTTTTTCTATTTTCTCTTCAGAACCATTAACTACAGCTTTAACTTCTTTCTCTAAGCTTTTGATAGTTAATAGTTTTTTAGCAAAAGAGCCTTCACCAAAAAGGCTTTTGACAAGTTCAATAATTTTTTTCATGTGTTTTATTTAATTTTCCAATATGATTGAAAACCATATATAACTTGACTATTATTGTTGATTCCAATATTTAATCCAAATATTTTATCTTTTTTAGATTTATACAATAGCCCTCCTTGTAAAATATTCAAACTATTCCTATCACTTGCAATACCCCCCCCTATAAATAGAGCACCTTTATTAGGAGCATACTTAGTAATGGTGGTTGTTACAGTGACTGTAGGAACCTTATAGTTGTATTTATAAGATCTATTTAGTAATTCATTTTTATACACTGTATCAGCTACAGCTACATAACCTAATGTATCCAACTTCACTGTGTCAGCATAAACATTCTTAGCTAAAAAATCTGATACTAACGCTTCATACTGAAGCTTAAGAGTTAAATAGTTTGTGTCTGCTATATATTCTGGAGGAGTGGCAATAGTGTCATGTATTGTCTCTTTGATCTTTATCTTCTTAACAATCAATGAGTCATGAACCTGCCAAGTAGTGTCATGTACAGTTACTATTTCAGACTTTTTGTCTATGTAAGTGCACCCATCATTTTGAAAAAATATAAATGCTAGTAAAACAACAATTACAACACTAAGTAGTTTATTCATTATCTTCAGTTTGGTTTCTCTTATTAATAAATTTATCTATAGAAGCAATACCAAAACAAGCTATAGTCAAGATTTTAAATGAGTCATATATGAACTCATTAACTAACAACGGTTTATTCATAGCCCCTGTAACAATATCTGTCAAAGCAAATATTATCATGATTACAAAAGAAGCAAAGCCAATTACAGCCTTCTCATTGATTGAGTTGCTGTCATCAAATAAATCAGAAAAGAATTTCTTCATATTTTTTATTTTTAATTGTTTTTTTGTTAGGTAGAATAGCATAGCTTTCCATTTCTAAGTCTGTACTAGGTAAATCAAAGGGAAGAGATGCTGTTTTATTATAAACTACTCTTTCTAAATTATCAATACGTGTCTTGTCTACATTAGATTGAGCCATCAACATCTTTACATCAGACTTGATTTCATTAACATCATTCCAGATTAGAAGACTAACTATTGATACTAAGCTTGGAAATATCCAAACTTTAAATGTTGCAATAGAAGAATTTTCTTGTTTTGTTGTCATTTTTTAAAAATAGAAAATAGAATGCCTGTCCCCCTATTTGGGAGAAGATCATTCTATGTAGTTTATAAATAAAATTTTATTTCTTCAATCCGTACTTAATCCACTTGTACCAGAAACGTTCGTGAAGATAGTATTGAACAGGCTTGTAGATAAGCTCAGCTACCCCAAAGGCAGCCCCCACCTTGATAGAATCACTGATCCACCACATTATTAGGAAACCTATTACGGTGCTGATTATTCTATAGCTAATAGTCTTAGCTATGTGTCTCTTTACCAATGGCATATGTATGAGCAAAACTATGTAAAAGATTTGATATAACCAAATCTTTTTTTAGTAAGGGTTGTATGATTTCTCCTCTACAAACTCAGAGAAGTACTTGATATTAATTTCTTTTTTAATATGTGCTCTTTTATCATTCAATTTGTACACTGACCTAGCCAGATCAACAAATTCTGGGCCAAAACTACCAGCTCTTTCAAAGTCTCTGAGCAAGTCTTCCACATCCCAAAGAGCTTTGTTTGTCTTAAGTAGATCATCTACTAGTGGATCGTGTAGAATTTCAGGGTCAATCACTGTATTTAAGTAGTTTTTCTCAACAAAAACGTTCTTAAGTTTGTCTTTGTCTGTAATGTTCAAAGCCTTGATGGAAAGGATGGTCCATTTGTCCACAACTTCCCCAATACTTACTTCTATTTGCATAAAAATTTTGTTGTTTATTTACAACAAATATACTAATTTTGTTCAAAATAACCAGCATTATGCCAAATAGTTATACTTTTTACAAACCTGAGATTAAGAAATACTTTGAACATCATGTTCCTACACATAAAAAGATATTAGATGTTGGTCCTGGACAGGGTACTTATGCTAAGCTTTTAGAAGATATTGGTTATGATATAGATGCTGTTGAAGCTTGGGCCCCTTACATTGAAGAATTCAAACTGAAAGATTGGTACGGAACAGTACACAATGCAGACATCCGTGAGTTTGACTGGTCAGAATATGACTACATCATCCTAGGAGATATACTAGAACATCTTACAGCTGAAGAAGGTCAGAAGCTTATTACAGATATAACAGATGCAGGCAAAGAATGTTTAGTGGCTGTACCATATATGATGGCTCAAGATGGTGAAGAGTATGGTAATACATACGAAACCCATCTCCAGGAAGACCTAACTCACAGGGTAATGAAGACTAGATACCCCCAGCTAGTTGAACTTTACAGTAATCATTTGTATGGGTATTATACGAATAAGCATATAAAAGCTGAAAAAGCGTACGTTTTATATGCAAATGCATCTTATGTTCCTACCGTTAAAGCTTGTGTAGCTTCTATAAGAAGATATAGCGAGCTTCCCATCTACGTATATTTATTAGATACTATTGCAGATATTCCTGGTGCTACAACAATTATGTGGAAGTCTAATCTACCAAAGCTTTCTATCAACAAATACATTGATAGAAGTGATAAGAATGTTTATAGACTGTTGATAGAACGTCCAATGATTGTTAAAGATGCTCTATTAAACTGTGCTCATACAGTAGCTTATATAGACTCTGATAGTGTAGCCACAGAATATGTTGATAGCATCTTTGATATGTATCCTAAAATGAACTATCCCTATTTTGTAGAGGGTATTTATGACTATCTACACATCAATGGTAGAGGTGGGGCTGATACTAGAGAAGATATGTCTACAACATTAGAAGCACCAGCATGTGAATTGTTTGGTGTCAATCAATATGTTAGACAGAGATATAGACAAACAGGTTATTTTGTAGCCAACCATTACTGCTTTGATTTCTTAGATGAGTGGTACTGGATGTGTACTCATCCTAAAGTGATGGCTAACCATGAGTGGTATGCTCCATACCATGAAGAAACAATAGCTAACGTGTTATTGTGGAAGTGGGGAGTGTTAGATGGCCTACCTTACATCTACACCAATGCTAGCCTAGATAGAATAGAAGACATCTACGATAAGCTTGAGTGGGGGAAGCACCACGGAAGCTGGTCAAGATTACCAGATAATAAACATAAGTTATTATTCTTACATGGAGAGAAAGATCCAAAGGTGATGAATAAGATGATACAAACTCTAGAGAGTGCAGAGAAACAACTAAGTGTATTGTTCTTAGCTCCTCACTTATCTACAGGTGGTATGCCTGGTTTCCTCCTAAAAAGAGTGCAAGAACTACAACATTTCGTACGAATTTATGTAGTGGAGTACTCTGACTTCAGTCCTGTGTATGTTGTACAGAAGAATGAAATCAAAAAGCTATTGCCTGAAAACAGGATGTTTACACTAGGAGAAAACAAGATGGAGCTCATTGACATCATCAAAAAGAATAGCATTGATGTTGTACATGTAGAAGAAATGTTAGAAGGGTTTGAGAGTTTTAATCAAATAAGCCCTCAGTTATTAGATGCATTGTATGCTCCTGATAGAACCTGGAGAATAGTTGAGACATGTCATAACGTTTGGTTTAATCCTGACGAACTTAAGAAGTATGAACCAGAAGCTTATGCTTTCTGTACACCATATCATTATAAGACATTTGCTAACATGAAGGCTTATAAAGATGTAATTGAATTCCCTATAGAAGATAAGAGACCAAGTATTGTACATAAAGTGGATGCTAAAGATGAGTTAGGATTTAATCTGAACAGACCTAATGTTGTAAACGTAGGACTGTGGACTCCAGGAAAGAATCAGAAAGAAGGAATAGAGATAGCTAGAAAATATCCTAGTATGGACTTCCATTTTGTAGGTAATCAAGCCCCCAACTTTAAAGACTACTGGGAACCGTTGATGGAAAACTTACCAAAGAATGTAAAGATATGGGGAGAGAGAAATGATGTAGATATATTCTTAAAAGCTGCAGACATATTCATGTTTAACAGCACATGGGAATGTAATCCTCTTGTACTTAGAGAAGCGATCAGCTATGCACTTCCTGTAGTAGCTAGAAATCTTCCTCAGTATGAAGATATGTTTACTAGATACATCCTACCTATAGATAGTGATTTAGATGAAGTGAATGAAAAATATCCTGTTGGTGTTGTTTTTCATGACATACCAGATAACAGATTTGCACAAAATCATTTACACTTGTATAACAAAACACTTGATATACCCATTGTTCCTAGAAAAAAGAAGAAAACAAAGGTGAATATATCTTTGTTATTTGTAGAGAGTCCCACCTTAGAAATTACAGGAAACAGTGATAGTAACTTCTTAATCAAATTCTTTGATGAGAAAGGGGTTTGCCATTATGAAAATACAATTACTAGCAACCGTTGGGTTAAGTTAAATAGACAATGGTTTACCAAGTGGACAGCTATGGTATGGGAAGATGGAGAACTCATCTTTGAAGAAACGTTAAACTATGAAGGTAAGCGTGTATACATCTGTATAGATAGTCAATCATTAGGTGATACTATTGCCTGGATACCGTATTGCAATGAATTCAGAAAGAAACACAACTGTCATGTTGTAGTGAGCACATATAAGAATTTCTTGTTTGAGAAAGCGTATCCAGAGCTTGAGTTTATCACTCCAGGAAGTGTAGTGGGTAATATTCATGGTCAGTACATTGTTGGCTGGAGATACGGTAAAGATAAAGAACCTGTGTTGTGTAACACTATTCCTTTACAGAAAGCAGCTACTAACATACTAGGATTAGAATGGAAAGAGATTAGACCTAGATTTGCTTATGAACCAGTTAAATTTAGTGGTAAAGATACATTTGTAACTATTGCTACAAACAGTACATCAGGATGTAAGTTCTGGACCAAGCAAGGTTGGCAGGCTTTGATTAACTATCTAGTTGATCATGGATACAAGGTGTACAATGTATCTAAAGAAAAAAATCCATTTGATAACTGTACACAGATAGAAGATACTTCTATGGATAACACTATCAATATGATCTGGAATAGTAAGTTCTTTATAGGATTAAGCTCAGGACTGAGCTGGTTAGCTTGGATGATGGGTAAGCAAACTGTAATGATTAGTAACTTTACAGAAGCAGATCATGAGTTTCAATCTAATTGTTTAAGAATTACAGATACAAACTTATGTCATGGTTGTTGGAACAATCCTAACTTTAAGTTTGACAAAGGTGATTGGGATTGGTGTCCTGTACATAAAGGAACTGACAGACAATTTGAATGTCATAAAGGTATATCTGCAGAAACAGTAATTAATAAAATAAAACACTTACTATGATAATAGTATTATTTGGTCAACCTGCATCAGGTAAAACAACCCTTGCTAAAAAATTTATAGCAGAGGGATTTCATCACATAGATGGTGATGAATTAAGAGATATGTTTAAGAATAAAGACTACAGTAGAGAAGGTAGGATTAAGAACTTAAACAGAGCCAGTGATATAGCACACTATTTAAATAAAGCTAAAAACTATAACATAGTGTTATCACTAGTGTATCCTTATGAAGAAGCTAGAGAACATCTTAATAAACTAACTAGAGATGTCAAATGGATATATCTCATCTATGAAGAAGATAGAGGTAGAGATGACTTTAAAGTGAAAGACTTTGAAGTTCCTCACATGGATAATGTAGATTTAATTATTAACACTTCTAACACTTCTATTGAAGACAGTTTAGATAAAATCAAGCGTATATGCAGAATATTTTAGCTGAGGGAAACCGTAAGACGGATGGGTATGCAATGTTCATAGGAAGATGGCAACCATGGCACGCTGGTCACAGATGGTTAATTGATCAACAATTGAACCAGGGAAAGAAGGTGTTGCTATGTGTAAGAGATGTTAAAGAGGATGAAAAGAATCCATGGTCTGCGTATCAAATCATGATGAACTTAGCAGAAGCATTAAATGATTTAATTGAAGAAGGTAAGGTGAGACTTATAATTATCCCTGATATTGAGTCTATAAACTTTGGAAGAGGGGTGGGTTATGATGTCGTTGAACATGTACCACCACAAGAGATACATGATATATCTGCTACACAAATTAGAGAACAAATGAAAAAAGAAGGTAAACTATGAATATAATATTTCAAATTAATGGTGGTATAGGCAAGGTGATTGCCTC